GTGCCACCCCAGTACCTTACGGCGAGTACGAATACTGCCAACGTGATCAACAGTGCGGCCGATACCCTGAGGAACCAGGCTGCGAACGGAATGACCGGCCCAGTGCCGATACCGGGTCTGCCTTCTACGATACCGGCGGGGCCTGGGTAATGGAAAAGCCAGACGTTAAAGACGCGGACAAGATTGTTCAGCGGCTTCTGCAAAAGTTGCTCACCCGCATCAGGGATAAGGGAGAGCCTGGGGTTACTGCGAGGTTCAATATTGGATGGGTGATGGCCAATTCTTCCTTCCTTCTCGCGACTGACAAGATTGGATATTCACTCGATACCTGTTTCGACCTAGTACGACAGGCGGCAGCGACTATGGCAGACATGGAAGCAGTTCGCCAATCCTTAGCCGCCGAGCTACCCAAGACCCTAGGGGGAACGATCGTTAGGGACAGATCCATCCTGCTGGCTCTGGCTCAGACTGCGAAGATCATTAGCGGTATGACGTTCGTTAGTCGGTCTGACGTTGAGGCGCTGATCTACTCCATACAGGCCCCCTTCAATAGTGCTGAGGAGATGGCTGCAGATACCATGGATGGTTTCGACTACCAAGCAATCGTCCGGTTGCGTAGCGCCATTGTTAACCACCTCGTATCGACGAGTAGGCCTCTACCGAGTATGTTGGTCTATCAATTCACTTCTTCCCTATCGAGTCTGGTCATCTCATATCGATTATACGCCGACGCGCGCCGGTATGATGAGATCAGGAAAGAGAACAAGGTGGTCCACCCCGCATTCTGCCGCTCCAGTGGGCGAGCTCTGTCTCAGTGAGGCACTATGGCTGACCTACCCGATAATATTCTGACTAAGCCTCCTCCAGCTCCGGCTACGGTCCCGCCCTCTCCTACGGCCAAGCCTAGTGTGAGTCAGTATGAGGTCCCCAAGAGGGCGGCAGACTCTCAGATCCCCTATGAGCAGGCGACGATCGAAGTTGGTGGGATGGATTGGAAAGATTGGGAGAGCGTATTCGTTCAGCTGAGGTGGGCCGACTCCTTTGCCTACTTTCGCTTCACTACTGTTGAGCGACAGGCTGGGGGACTATCGCAGGGGGCAATCATCTCTCCGCAGTTTGGCCCTGGGGCTCAATGCTCGATCAACCTCGGTGGGATACCTGTGGTCGCCGGGGTTATAGAGACGAGGCAGGTCGCCTACGACGCGAACCGACATGGCGTCGAGCTTCAGGGCAAGAGCCTCACATCTGTCGTAGCGAGGAGCAGCGTCAACACCAAGAGCGGCAGCTTCGACGGGATGACGTGGCTCCAGGTCGCGCAGAAGGTAGTCTCTCCCTACCCTACCAAGATCATTCCTATTGGGACGCTCAATAGTACTCCCTTCGATAAGCTGCAGAACCAGACGGGTGAACACATCTGGGACTTCCTGGAGAGGACTGCGAGACCGAGGGGGATCATTCTTGGGAGTGACAGCTTCGGCAACTTCCTTGCTATCGGGGACCACTCCGCCCCCGTACTCAATACCCAGCTGATCGAGGGACAGAACATCAAAAAGATGCAGTGCGTGATCCACAAGGACGAGGTCTATGCCCAGTATAACGTTACGGCGCAGGCACCGGCGAGCGACGATAATGCCTATACTAAGGCGAGCGAGCTAGAGGGCCGCTGGAGTGGTACGGGGATACTCAATAGCGTGCTGATCACCCCCGCAGAGCAACCGGTGAAGACCGAGGCTGAGGTGACAGATCGAGCTAAGAACGAGGCGCTGTGGCACGAGGGTCCCGTTATCCAAGTCACCGTTACTGTCCAGGGGTGGTTTAGAGACGACGAGAATATCTGGTGGCCTGGGGACAACGTCTTCGTCTACTCGCCAATGTGCCCGCTTAACATGATGATGAAGATCCAGACGGCGACGTTCACCCAGGACAACAATAACGGTACAGAGACGACGCTTGAACTCAAGCAGCCGTGGGCCCTGAAGGATAACGCCCAGCTCAACCCAGGTTCGATGAGTACGAACACGACGATGCCCGCCCAGGATAATCCTAACGGGACTAGTGTAGAGCCACACTAGGGAGGAAGACCTATGCACCGCGCGACTCCTATCGGCACCTCGCTGCGCGCCTTCGCCGCCGGGGGCTCCCGCTCGACCATCCCAGAAGTGAATGACAAGACGCAGATGCAGGAGACCCAGGGCAACTTCCATGCTAACGAGCAGAGGAAGAATATAGAGGCTCCGCAGAATTACGGCTTCACTAGCGTCGTAATGGACGCCACCAAGGATAAGGCGGGCAAGATACTCGCCTGCGCAGAGAGCTTCGTTCAGTTTATGGGTGGCAATAAATCTTTCCCGGTAATGGGGAATATGGACGACCGCCGCCACCGGCTCAAGGAGCTCGAGAAGGGCGATGTGGCCCTGTTCCGCACCGTCGCCGACAAGCTGCAGATGCACTTCTCTGGCGACGGCGGCTTCATGACCGGTCCGAGGGACAAGATGCTGCGGATGCACCTGCTTGATGAGGATAGCGAGAAGCAGGACCAGCAGCAGCAGGGAGGCTCTCAGAAAGATGCGGGCCCGGAGCAGCAGGCAGGAGACGGAGGGTCCTCTGGAGGAGGAGGCCAGCAGGGAGGCCAGCAGCAGGCACCGAAGGGCCAGAAGGCGCGGTATAAGGACGGCCTCAAGTCCTATCGCTTTATCGAGGTAACCAAGGACAAGACACGCATGGGCGGGACCAACTGCCATATGGACCTCGACGATAAGAACACGTACGTCCACGTCCAGGGGAACGACAAGCACGTCTACCTTGGTGCCGAGGCGACTAAGGCGAAGTTTGCCTATGTCGTTACGACTGGCGGACCCTGCGTCAATACTAAGGGAAAGATTGGGTAAGATGCCCACCCAGATCGTTCAACGGGTCCCCGACGTTCGTCTCGTTCAGAACGTCTACTTCCCCAAGTATTCGGTCACTCTCGACTGGAGCTTGACGGATAACGGAACTCTGGATGATACCCAGGCCCTGGCGACCGCCGTCTGCGTGGCGCTTGGCACTAACTCTCTAGCCGATATTGACGACCGCCTGCCAGACCCAGATAGTACGGACCGCCAGGGGTGGTGGGGAGACATGGACGCCGAGGAGATCTGGAAGGGTTGGCCGATCGGCTGCAAGATATGGTTGGAGAGCCGCAGCGCCGTCGAGTCGAGAGAGTCGATGTGGGGAGCGACCCAGACGCGGGTTATGAATTATATCCGCGACTCAATGCAGGCCTTTGTCGACCATAAGATCGCCACCCAGTTCGCGTTACTTTCGACAAGGGTTGACAAGCAGCGCATCGATGTAGGCGTGCGCCTCTATCGCGGTCCCAAGGCGGCCGTAGACCTGATGTACCAACTGCTCTGGCAGGAGATTAGAGCCTAATGCCCTGGTCAACCCCAACTCTCAAGGAAGTGCGTTCCTTTGTCAGGGACTCTATCCACGGTACCCTTCCTGGTAGCGATGCGTCTGTACCCAATAGCGTGCTGCGCGTGCTCAGTGACGCCCAGGGCGCGCTGTGCTTTCTGACCTTGGAGTATATCGATTGGCTGGCACTTCAACTCTTACCGGATACAGCGGAGACCGAGTGGCTGGATCGCCATGGCCAGATCTGGCTGGTCAATGCCGACGGGACGACGGGAAGGAAGCTCGCCACGTTGTCAGTCGGCACCGTGCTGGTGACGGGACCCCCAGAGGGGGCCACCGTCCCCTTGGCCTCCCAAGTCACCGACGGCTTCACTGTGTTCGAGACGACCGCTCCGGTTACCGTTACTGATCAGCCGACTCCCGTGCCCATCAGGTCCCTGACACCAGGGACGATCACCAACCTCGACCCTGGCACTTACGTCAGCTTCATTGTGACGCCTCCCCTCGTAGAGACCGTCTGCGTGGTTGATACCCTCCAGGGCGGCACTGACCAGGAGACCGACGACGAGCTTCGCTATCGTGTCATCGAGCGCATCCAGCAGCCGCCGATGGGTGGCGACCAGGTGGACTATGTTCATTGGGCGCTGATGGTGCCTGGCGTGACCCGGGCCTGGTGCTACCCACTCGAGATGGGGATCGGTACCGTTACCGTTAGGTTCATGTGCGACGACCTGCGTGCCCTGGAGAATGATGGCTTTCCACTAGATGAGGACGTGCAGACTGTAACCCAGTTCATCGATAACGTGAGGCCGGTCACCGTAAAGGACTTCTTTGTTGAGGCTCCTCTGCGCTTCCCGATCAACTTAAAGATCATCAACCTGTCTCCTGACGACGTACCAACTCGCGCCAGCATTGAGAAGTCAGTCATTGCTATGTTCATGGAGCGCGCTAAGCCGGGGCAAGAGATTTACCGCTCATGGGTTTCGGAGGCAATCTCGGAGGCTCCTGGAGTTGACCACTTCGATCTTCAGTACGAGAACACAACCATGCCGTCGAATGGGTATATACCCATCGTCGGCACTATCTCCTACGGCTGACGGGGAAGACCCACCATGAAATATCAAGCGCCATATGGCATCCTCGATCCTAATGCCCCGTACATCAATGGCGATCCGTCTCAGGGTCGCCCTGGGTCGATCCCGCCCGCTGCCGCATTCGAGCAGCCGATGCGCGAGCTCGCCCAGTGCATCACTGGTTGCGGCTTGACGCCCTCCGATACCGATCTGACACAGATGTGGCAGGCGCTACAGATTGGTCCGTGGATCAATGAGTACGGGGTCGATACGGGGTCTGCCAATGTCTACTCTGCCTCGATTACTCCGGTGCCTACGCAATTGTACGTTGGGATGCGGGTGGCAGTGAAGATCGGCAACGCCAATACCGGACCATCGACATTCAACTGTAACTCGCTGGGTGCCCACGCCGTTCGGCGCGCAACTGGTGCAGACCTCGTATCGGGGGACTTACGGGCGGGTCAGATAGCCTATCTTGTTTTTGATGGTGCGTACTGGCAGGTCATCAACTTCTTGGGCTTTCAGTCTGATACAACGGTCAATAACTTTACCCTTAAGATCCCCTTCTCGACGGATACGGGCGCGGTCAATAATATTGTCGGTATCTTTAACCCGCACATTACAATTATGTCTGCGGGTGACCCGTTCCTGGTCAAGGTGATGAATACTAATACCGGGCCGGTCACCATCAAGATGGACGGCCTGGCCGCCGTGCAGTTGGTGTGGCCGGACCAGAGCCAGCTCACTGCAGGGCAGATCGTTACTGGCGGCCTGATCTTCTGCGTATTCGATGGGATAAAGATGCAGTTGATGACTGTCATCAATGGCGGAGGCGGAGGCCCCCCGGCAATAACTGGGGGTGTCCCTGGTACAATTGATTTGTGGCCAACCGACGTACCGCCATCTGGCGCATATGAGTGTAACGGTCAGGCGCTGTCTCGGGTGACTGACTCGCGGCTGTTTGGCATTATTGGGGTACGCTACGGAGCGCCTGATCCCAATACATTTAAAGTGCCGGACTTCCGTGGTCAATTCATTCGGGGCTGGAGCCATGGTAGCGGGGTTGACCCAGATGCCGCGACCCGCACAGATCGAGGCGACGGAGTTGCGGGAGACCACGTTGGTACTAAGCAGACCTCACAGGTTCAGTCGCATACGCATATGTTTCCTGCCGGCGGTGTGACGATCGATTTTGGAAACCCGCGTCAAGGAAATCCAGCCACCGGAGCCTATGTTATTGACTCTACCGTTGCGCCGCCGAACGACAAGATTGATCTTGGCTCGCTGCTAGGGATGGCCGTCAAGATCAATGGTACTCCAGATCTCGGAGGCATTAACCTTCCAGACACCAGGGGAGCCTCGAGCGTGGCTATCGCCAACCGTATCACTGGCCTTCCGATTACTGGATCGCTCGCGACGACCGGTGGTGCAGAGACGAGGCCGGTCAACATTAATATGATGGCTATCATTTGGCGGTGAGCAAATGACGACCCAGCTTCTCGCTATACCCTTCTGCACCGTAGTAGTGGTGGTCTACACCAATGAGGATTGGTTGGATACACTTGCGTACTATGACGTCTCCGGGTCCCCCATTGACCTCTCTGGCATCGACTTCCAGCTTGAGATGCGTGCATCAGCCGAGGACGTAACCGCGCTCATCAACATCAGTAACAATCCCTACGATGACCCCGCAGACGGCAAGATCGGTATCGTTAGCAATCAGTTTGCCATCAATGTACCGATATCTAAGATGTCGCGCATCCCAAAGGGTGACTATGTGCTCGATGCCGTAGGCCGTGCGGATGGGATGCAGCGCGTCATCATGAACGGGACGATATCTGTGGTCCAGGGAGTAACCCGATGACGATAGTCCAGCTTACGGTCGTACAGGGTATTGCTCTCCAGCCCGGACCTCCTGGCCAGGACGGTGCGCAGGGACCTCCCGGGCAGATCGTTGCGCTTGATGTGATGCGCGGCTGGACTACGCTGCAGTATTTTGTGCCGCAAGATATCGCCTATGCGGTAAGCGGCACGACGGTGTGGGATACTAGGCAGTCGCCGAGCGCGCGGCTGGCGATGGTCGGTGGCAACTCCGCAATGGGGTCGCCGATGAATGTGGTCGAGGGCGCCTACTACGCGCTGCGCATCGTCCAAGACCCGGTCACTCCACGCGTGCTCACTTGGCAAACGGGTCCGTATCATTGGCCGGGCGGTGCGGCTGCCGCGGTTGCGCCGTCGAACGTTGCTGGTGCAATCGATATTTTCCATTTCAGGGGAGCTCAGGGGAACGTGCTCGAATTTATTGGCGCGCAACTCAACATCAAGGCGTGATACCGTGTTCCACGTCAAAGCAATGGTTGGGCCGTTTCAGCGCGGGTGGGTGATCCCGAATGCGCTGCCACTCGTTGGCGGCTCACCCGTTCTCGGTATGCCCGCGCTTCAGTCGGTGCAACCTGGGTCATATTCACAAGTGGTACCCGGCACCGTCAACTTTCCGGTCCCGAACTATAATACGCTCACGGTGACGGTCGAGGGTGCAGGCGGCGGTGGTTCGTCGGACGTCGTTACGGTATCGGCAGGCGGCGGGGGTACGTCCTCGTTTGCGTCCAGTACGGCGCTGAGCGCGACTGGAGGACTCGCCGGTATCGGCCCAGTCCCTCCAGATCAAAGCGGAAGCGGTGGGAGCGGCAGTATCGTCACGACGGGCGGTGGCGGACTGGGCGGGAGTGGCATCATCGGCGGGGCTGGCGGTACCGCCTCATTTCCCCCCGGTACTTATGGCTTCATGGTACCAACTTATACGGTGCTCACAGTCGATGTGGCTGCAGGTGGCGGTGGCGCGACTGATGGGAGTTTCGTTGGACAGAATGGCAATCCCAGCATATTTCCTTCCGTTACTGCAAATGGCGGCGGAGGCTGCGATCCTCAGCACCTTCCGTCAGTGCCTGGTGGCGGTAGCGGCGGAACGGTGACGACCGGCGGTGGTGGAGCTGGGAGCCCTACTGGCTCGGCTAACGGCGTTCCCCAGTACAACGGTGCTGCAGGTGGTCGTGTCGCCCAAGCGTTTACAGCGGGTGCCCTGGCTGTCGGAGGCTACATAACAGTCGTCATCGGCTCTGGTGGCCTCGACGGCGGTCGCCCCGTTCAGAACTCTGGCAACGGTTGGGTCAATATCTCATGGACCTACTCCCCGGCGCAACCGGCAGCCTACTATAACGGAAGTAAGGGAGGTCGCGTCACCAAGACGTGGCTACCGACTGATGCGGGCGCACCAGTGCCCGGCACTAATATCCTGTTGATGGTCGGTGCAGGTGGGGTGGGCGCCGTTACTCCGCTTGGACCGGCGCAACCAGGTGCAAACGGGAGAGCTAATATTTCGTGGTCATGAAAGGAACCAAAATATGGCAGACGACGACAAGGCAAAGCCGCTTCCTCCTGGCGTGACGATGAACCCGGACGGAACGATCTATCACTACGGCAATACGGTGCGCATGGATCGCATGACTATGCCAAAGAACAATGGGCAGTTCGCTTGGGTCGTCTATGCACTAGTCCCTACGCAAGCCGGCGAGCACCCGACGGATGGTATTGGGGGGACGACGGAGCCTGCCGTCTGGGTACAGCAGGGTATGGGCGAAGAGGCAGATGCAGCAGCGCTGTGCTCCCAGCTCTCGGGTATCAAGGCAACGGCAGTGGAGGAATGAGATATGGCAAACGTGGTTGGCGACTACGCGCTGGACAACGGTCTTAACGCGATCAAGACCTATGCCACGCACATCTATCTTTGTACACAGGACCCCCTGACGTTCACCGACGCGACCTCGACCTACGCACTGGGTAACAAGAACTTCGGTGCGGGAGGCTGCTTTGGCGCATCGGGTGCTGGCTCGCCAAACGGCAGGCAGATCGCCTCGACGCCGATTACGGACGGGACCGTTACCGGCACAGCGACGGCGTCGAAGTGGGCCGCGGTCGATAGCGTCAACTCGCGCCTGCTGGCAAACGGTTCGCTCTCGGCCTCGCAAGCGGTGACGGCGGGCAATACGTTCACGCTGGCGAGCTTCCTGATCCGGCTGCCGAACCAGTAAAACTCTAGGCGCCAGATGCCGACTGTCAACTACACAACGCCGGGCACCTATACTTTTACCGTCGTAGCTTACACGACGTTAAGTGTCGATGTGAGTGCTCCCGGCGGAGGGTCAAGCTATGACCGCGTTACCAATGGTTCGAGTGGCGGCAATAGCTCGTTTGGCTCAAGCTCCGCAGTCGTTGCCTACGGTGGCACTGGCAATACGAGGACTGGTCAACCAGCCGCTCAAGGTGGCTTTGGAGGTGCAGTCACTGTAGGCGGTGGCGGCGCTGGCAGTAGTAGCGTTTCATCAGGAGGTGGCAGCTTCTATTGGGGCAGTGCAGGAGGTAGGGTCACTCAGACATGGGCGCCAAGCGACGGCGGCGCTCCTGCCGCCTCGGCAAACATCACCGTCGTCGTCGGACAGGCAGGAACCGACGCTGGCGACGGTGTCACGGCTGGCACTGGCTATGTTTCGATCACCTACACGGCGTCTCTCGTCGCCACTCCGCTCTCGACCTCTCTGCTGCTGCACTTCGATGGCCCATATGCACCGGACAGCGCCGGTCGCCACGCGGTCAATCTGCAAAGCGGCGCGACACTCACGTCGGCTCGGTCTAAGATCGGTTCTGGCTCGCTATCGTGCGACGGAACGGCCGCATCTTATGTCGTAACTGACGGTAATGCACCCCACTCTGACTTTGGTTTTGCGCTTGATGACTTCACGATTGAGACGTGGATATGGGTCAACTCGTTTAGGAACGTCGGTTACGACGGCGGCATCTATGATGGCCGCAATGCTGGCGACGCGAACAATCCATATCTCGGCTTCTACTGGAATGGGTCGGCAGAGGTCGTTCAGTATTATACGCAGCAGGGCGCGCACACCATTACCACGACGACTCCAATCCCGGTCAATCAGTGGGTCCACGTCGCGCTCGTCCGCTATCTGCAAGTCTCTCGGGTCTACGTCAACGGCGTGTCGGAGGGCGGCACCTTCTCTGACACCTATTCGTATACCAACACATATGCAACGATCAACTACGGCCCCTGCGCAAACTGCTACATTGACGAGTATCGCATCTCAAGAGGCGCACGCTACACCGCGAACTTCACGCCGTCAGTCGCACCGTTCCCGCCGTACTATTTCGTTCCGCTGGCGCTCGCGCCGTCTGCGGACGGAACGGTTCTCTTGCTTCATCTCGATGGGGCAAATGGATCGACAGCCTATCCCGACGCGACGGCCCGCCATGTAGTTAATCCTGGCGGCTCAGGCGGTGCGCTATCGACCGCACTGTCGAAATTCGGCCCTTCGTCTTTCCATTCCGCAACTCAAAGCGGAATGCTTGTCAACGACGCCAGTGCCGACTTCCTTTTCGATACCAATAATTTCACCATCGACCTTTGGTTCTACCTGACCGCCCTGCCGTCTGTCGTAGGTGGCGATTTCGTATTGTACTGGCCTTATTTGACTGGGTCGGAGGCGAATGTTTCCATCGCAGTCACTGCTGGTGGCAATTTCCTTTACAGCACGAATAGGATTGTGGGAGCGACTGCCGTTACAACGAATGTATGGCACCATGCTGCGCTGGTGCGCTCGGGAGGTACGTTAACTCTATACCTCGATGGCGTGTCTCAAGGCAGCATTGCCGATACGAGTAACTATGGTCAGGTCGGTTCAACGAATTACCCACTTTTCTTGACCTACGGCTACCTTGATGAGGTGCGTGTCACCAAGGGTCGCGCGCTGTGGACAGGCAACTTCACTCCACCCACCGCGCCGTACACCCCAACGCCGATGGTTGGCACGGCGGCGCTCGGCCTGCCGGGACTCACGACGGTGGACGGCAACACGGTCCTGCTGCTGCACTGCGAGGGAACGCAGTTCGCAACCACGTTCACCGACTACTCGGGCAAGAACCACGCAGTTACGTCGAACGGCGGCACGCGGGTCAATAATAATACTGGCGCTGCAAGGTTTGGCGGAGGAGGCGCTGAGTTTGGAGGAACGACAGCCTTTTACCTATCGCTCGATAGCGGAGTAGACTTTGCGTTCGGCCTCGGCGACTTCACCATAGAGGCGTGGGTCAATCTGGTGGGATTGCCGTCCACAACGGGCGCGACATTCATCATCTACGATAGCCGCGATGCCGGGGCGACCGTCGCACCGTTCGTTGTGATCGACGGCCCGACGAACAAATTCCAGTTCGGCTACGATGGCGCGATCCCGATCACCGGCACGACCGTAGCCACGACTGGCGTGTGGTACCACGTCGCCGCCGTTCGCGCGGCAGGTGTCACCAAGCTCTACGTCAACGGCGTGCAGGAAGGCCCAATCTACGCCGACCCAAACAACTACGCGGTCGGCGCTGGCGGCTATCCACGCATTGGCGCGTCGGGGCCAGCCTATAGCCCAGGTTGCTTTAACGGCTTCATGGATGAAATTCGCGTCTCGCGGGTTGCCCGCTGGACGACGAACTTCTCGCCACCGACTGCGCCGTACCCGCCGTATCAGTTCTTCGCACAGCCACTCGCACCAGCTTCGCCAGTTCTCGGCAACGCATGGCCGCTGCAGTCTATCGACGCCGCGACCGTCCTGTTGCTCCATTGCGACGGCTTCAACGGCTCGACCGTGGTGCCCGACACGTCAGGGCGCAATCACCCGGTTACGCAAAACGGAAATGCAAAACTTGCAACTGCGCAGGAAAGGTTCGGAAGCTCATCGCTCTCAAATGATGGGACAATAGGCAGCTATCTCACACTTGATGGGAGCAACGACTTTGCCTTTGGGACCGGGGACTTTACGGTTGATCTATGGTTCTTCCCAAATGCATCGGGCACAAATCAAACGATCTATGACAGCCGTCCTAATAGTGTGAATGGCTTATACCCGGTGATCTACTTCAGTGGATCGACCATTAACTTTTATCAAAATTCCCTGAATGTAATTGCCGGTGTGACGACCCTAACTATAGGTGCTTGGTATCACGTCGCGCTCGTTCGCGCGGCGGGTGTCACTAAGCTCTACCTCAACGGCGTGCAGGAAGGCCCAAGCTACACCGATACGAACAACTATCTCGTTGGTGCGTCTGCTCCGGTGATTTCCGGTAACGCTTTCACTAGCACTGGAAACACTGTCAACGGCTACTTAGACGAAATCCGCGTCACCAAGGGCGTGGCGCGGTGGACCAACAACTTCTCGCCGCCGAATGCGCCCTACGGCTACCTGTTCTACGGGACTCCGCTCGCGCCATCGTCGCCTGCCTTTGGTACGCCCGGCCTCGGCGGCAGCATGGCGGCGCTCGACCTCGTCACGTCCAGCCCGGTGTTCACCGCGCCCGCGCTCACGCACTTCTATGCGATCCCGCACGCAATCGATCTCGTCACTGGCTCACCGTACCTCGGCCTCGGCTATTCGATAGGCGTTCTGCGTGCGAACAACCTCGTCACTGGTTCGCCTGTCGTGCCGGTCGATCCGACGCTGCAACAGCATCCGCAAATCCTCTATGGCGATGATCTGGTGCCGGATAGTCCGGTGCTCGGTAAACCTGGACGCATTCCGTCGCCGCCGCCGACCTATCCGGCCGACATGGATCGCCATGTGCGGCGATCAGGCGACGACTATGCGCAGGCGCTGATCGACCTATTGCCACGCGGACAAGCATGGCCGCGCGATCCTGGCTCGACCATGATCCAGGCGTTGACCGGCCTCGCGATGTTCTACGGCTACGTGGACGGCCGCGCCGCCGATCTGCTCGAAACCGAATCCGATCCGCGCGCCACGCTCGAACTGTTGCCAGACTGGGAGCGCAATTGGGGTCTGCCCGATCCGTGCTTCCAGGAAACGACAACCATCGGCGAGCGGCGCGACATCCTCGTCATGAAAATGACGATGCTCGGCGGCCAGTCGCGCGACTTCTTTTTCAGCGTCGCCGAGTTCATGGGCTACAGCATCTTCATCGAGGAATATTCGCCGTTCATGGTCGGCATCAGCCAGTGCGGCGACACAAGCGCGCTCAGCCAGGATCGCAAGTCGCCGCGCTGGCAGATCGGTCGGCCCGAGATGCGATTCTACTGGACGATCCACGTCACCAACGCATCACTCAATTGGTTCCGCGCGAGCCAGGGCCAAGCGGGCGTCGATCCGCACTTGCGCATCGGCCTGTTCCTCGATCAGAACTGCCTGTTCAATCGCTGGAAGCCTGCGCACACCGAGATCGTCTACTCGTACTCGAACCTGCAGCCAGGGCATTCGATGGACGGCACGCCATGATCGACAAGGCAAGAAGCTGGTTCAGTCAGAACCAGACGCTCGTCTATTTCCTGATCGCGCAATTCATCGCAATCGGCGCGGCCGTGCTCAGCGTCACGGCGTACATGGTCAGGCTGGAAACACGGGTGAGCACGCTTGAGGTGCGCGGCTCGCCGCATCTCGCCGAGATCAACAACCGTTTGACGGTCACCGAGAAAGAGACTCAATCGAACAACCTCCGCCTTCAGAAGATCGTAGAAATCATGACGCGCGAGCTTCACATCAACCCGACGAAATGAATTCCTGAATTCGGCGGCCCCATCCCAGTCACCGCCGGATAGACGGCCTCAGTACGACTTGGCCCCTGGCGAGAGCCAGGGGCCTTTTTTTGTTGCCGAAAATTTGCTTGAATAGTGGCCCCAGCCACCGGGCCAAGGTGGCACCACAGGAGTAATCAACATGAACATGAACGTCACTCCCCCCATTGCGCCGCCAGTCGAAAAGCTGCGCACCATTACCCTCACCAACCGTGCTCCGATCCAGATCAAGGAGAGTGAATGGCCGGTCATTGCACAAGGAGTTTGCGGCTGGGACCACCCCTGTATGGACGGAAGCGGATGGAGTGTCGAATTCCGGGTCCGTCACGGCAAATACAGCTACATCATCCACGCCAACTACGACTACACAAACGAAGACGGAGAAGATGGTCAGACCGTGCGCGTCGGGCGCATTATCACTTGCTACGAGGCCGCACTTGATCTGTGGAAGCATATGCTTGAAGTCGGCGACGAGTTGCGCGACCGCATCGCAAACGAGCACCTGAAAAAGCACGTGGTTTATGCGCTCGATGCCTGCTTCGCCAATCTGAAGCCGCTGACGTACTGAGAGTTGGCCCAACTCTGGATCAACTCTCATTGCGTGAACCGCCGTTCAATGCTCAGTGCCTCTGCCTTGCTCAACAGCCGATAGGTCATGCCCTCGTTGCGCAGAATTTCGACCCGCTCCTCGAATTCTGCTGGCACGGCGAAGCCCTGGACCTCACCGCCGGGGTTAAGCTTGAGCAGCCACGAAGTGGCGATGGCTGCGGCGAACGTGTTGGATTCGATCAAGAGCGCACCGACAAACTTGTCGCCTTTGGGCCGCTCGGGATCAACGAACGAGAGCCAATACCACGTCATCACCCATCTCCGAATTCTGCCCGAGGTCGAGAGTCGGCCCAACTATGGATTATCTCTCGATCTCCCCCCAAAAAAAAGGCCCGCCGATCTGCACCGGCGGGCCGTCTTTGGTTACCCTCTGATCGCTGCGAGCGCCGCCTTCCCGGTCAGTGGCATCCGCTTGGTGTCGCCAGCCTGGGCGGCCTTGAGCTTCGCAATCCGCCCCCTGGCCTTCGCCGTCTTCCGCTCGGCTTGCTCCTGGCGGATCGCCTCGGCGGCCTCGGCGTCCTTCGCCTTGGCCTCGGCCGTGCGCCGCAGGAAGTCAGGGATCGTTGGTTCCTCCGTCGCCTGCGGAAGCGGCAGCGGCTTCACGTCGGGCAGCTTCGGCTTTGGCTTGGGCTGCTCGACGGGCTTGGCCTTCTCGGCGGCGATGGCGCGGGCGAGCCGCTCGACCTGTCTGCGCAGGCCCTTCAGCTTCGCCTCGTACCGCACGAGGTTCGTCAGACATGCATCGCGCTGGGCGGTGACCCGGCTCAATGCGTTCGTGGCGTCCTGATGACGACGCTCACGCAGTGTGGTAGTGCTCATGGTGCTCAACCTCATTTGACTGGCCCGCCGATGTGTCTGCATCGGCGGGCGCTTTTCATTTTCAGGGTAGGCAGACTTCGAACCGACCGTCGTCCAGGGTTTCGATTGACCCAGGACAGCAGTAGCCGAAGTCGTAGCCCAACTCCGCAGCCCGAACCGCGTTGTGCTTTGCGGCCTCGGCGCAAGCCTCGGCAGCAGCCCGATCCCGGTAGATGCGCCAACTGACTTTGCAGCCAGTCCGCATATCATCCGGGTCCGGGTATGGACGATAATCAAATTTGGACGCGGTTCGTCGTTTGGCTTTCGCCATCGTCGTAGTCTCCTCACAATGTCAAATAACCCGCGCTGGCCGGTCATCGACCAGCGCGTGCGTAGTGTAGCAAATCGACTTTTCGGATTTTGCGATTCAGCGTTAGCGCGATTGCGCAAAGCCTATGAAACAAGGGACTCGCCGCCGATTTTCGGAAAGGTTGACTTCGATGGAATGGGCATAACTATCGCGTCGTCGCATGGCAATGAATGCAAAAAGCAATGACAGTGTAGCGGTCGCCTCGGCGAAAATAATTATTTCACCAAGTTTGTGCCCCCGGCCCCACACCGGGGGGTTTTCGTGTTCAGACGCGATTACGCCGACGCTTGGCAAGCACCACGAGGCCGATGCATGCCGAGAGCAATCCCGGTAGTCCGGCGCCGACAACCGGAGCCGGAACGGCCGCAGGCTCCAGGAAGAAGGAATCCGGCCCGTCGTTGAGTCCCGTCATGCGAGCGGCGAAGATGATCTCGTCGCCTGCAGTGATGCCGTTGAGCGTGAAGCCGGACAAGGTGTAGTCCGGAAAGCCAGTGCCATTATGCTGCGACGGGATGTTGCCCGTCGTGCCGCCGGTGAATGCGGCAAGCACCGTGTGCGTCGTCAGATCGAGGAAAAAAAACGAGTTCAACGTCTGCGCCGTGTTGTTGTCGTTCACGTCGAAGCCGAGGCTGAATCCGAGGTTGCCCGGTGTCGCACCGTTAGCGAGCAGGAACGCCAGAAAGAGACTACCGGTCCCGATTTGATAGCCGCCGGTGCTGGTGTTGTTGAAGGTGTTGTCGGCCAGAGTATTTCTGCCGCCATTGCCTTGGTCTGAGAAGGCGGTGACATTCGTCAGGTTGCCGCCGTTCTGGAAGTCGTTATAGCCGAAGCCCGCCGGTTGCTGCGGTTGGTTGTCGCCGCAGATCAAGCACGGAGTGTTCGTCGGTTGGTTGCCGCCCGGCACTGTTGCGGACAGGGTTAGGGTCGTTCCGGTGCCGGTCCAGGTTTGGCCGCCCAGCACCACATCGGCGGAAGCAGGCGAGGCAAGCGCCGCCAAAAGGACGGTCGTCGCCAGTAAGCGTCTCATTTTGTTGGTTTCCTTTTGTGAGGGTTGAGAACGTCACCACCACGCGTCGCTCCTTTAGCATGGCTTGTCGTTGCCCTCTCTAACATTTCACATCGCAATCACAGCGCACGCCAATAGCGTCGCGAGCACACCGCAGACGAACGCGACGAACGCGACGAGCCACATGCCGTCGCGTAGCCGGTCGATCTGCTCCAACAGCAAGTGCTCGCGCGCGGAGTGCGGCGGCGGGATCATCGTGACAACAAGTGCGCCAATGCCAACCCGGCCATCGCCAGTCCCATGAGGATGCCGACGATCCGATTGAACATCACCTGACGGCTCAACTCGCGCACCAAGCGATCTTCCCGGTCAATGTCGTCTTTGTTCATTGCCGCGTTCCTCGCACCGGCAGCAGTCCGACCATGCGGCCCTCTGTATAGCCGCTGCGGGGCGTATATCGCAGCGGGCCGAGGCGTGGCTTGCCGCTCCCGTTCCTGATGATCTCGCGAAGTGCCATGATCTGACCGGCATCGCGATCCTCGCAGGAGAACATCACGACCTCAACGCGATCAGGATGTTTTGAGACACCCTCGCGTTTGAGTCGTTCAAGCTCGCCCGGTGGGATCGCGTCTGGGCCGCTGTTGATCCGATCAAGTATCCACGCCTCATCGAGATAGACGTAGCGAACGACGTCGCGCAGTTCGAACAGCGCCCGCATCATCGCGACGGCTTCGTCTTTGGTTCTGCCGGGAGAGGGTGCGACGATGTTCTGACAGTCCGCCGTGATCATGTGATAGATCGGTGTGACCACGCCGTATTTCTTGATCGCATGCTCGGCGAAGCGCGAGGCGTGCTCGATCAAGGCATGGGCGTCTTTCTCGCTCATTTCGGACTCGACAGGTCGAGCAGAATATCTACGGCAGGCGGTGGCGCTTGATCGAGCGTGGCCGCCGCCAGATATTTGCTGATGACGCGCAGGCTGTCACCGTTCGCGCCTGGATAGATCGCGGCAATGAATTGCTGGTCGCTGTAGACCTCGATCATCTCCGCGCCCGGCAGCACAGAGTGCGGCTTGATTTCAAAGCGCATCGTCATGACCACACCTTCCGCCAGAACACGAGCGCCACGCCTGCGATGTGCGGCAGCGATTCAGGATCGTCGTCTGGATGCATGTCCAGCCAGTTGGCCCGGTAGATCGCGGTCGCTGCCTCGTTGCGCGGCAATTCATCGAGCACGCCACATTCGTCCACGAACATGTCGTGCGGCGTGCCGTTGAACAGCACGTTGACGTGCTCAAGGTTTCGCTTCTCGCCGTCGATCTCAAGGTACGGATCGATGATCGCGTGCAGTTCGTCCAGCGACGGCCGCTTCGCCATGCGGACGTTGACGATCTCCGGTTCGGGTTGGCCCGGCCGATAGATCGACAATGCGCAGCCGACCAGCGGGCCGGGATCGATATGGAAGAGATGGCAGTTGCCGCAGTAGCGATTGCGCACGTCGGACGAATTGTGCGACGTCATTCCGCAGCGCAAGCATGTGATCCACTTGCCGTCAGAACCGATGATGTAGGTGGCGGACGTCATGAGGCTTCTTCATCGCCAGGATTGAATTTGCTGTTTGCTGGCTGATCCGGGCGGGAGGACGTCAAATCGAATTCGTTCGAGATCGTCATGCCCCCGGCATCGTAGAGCGGCACGTAGGCGTCCGGATTGAAGCCAAGCCGCTCATAGATCAGATAGCGGAACGTTCCGCCCTCCTGCGCGTGCTCGACAATCGCGCGCATCACCCAGGCGGTCACGGCGAGCTTCATCTCATAGGGGCACGCCTCGACCAGCGCCGGGTAGCGTGCCTTGATGTCGGCGAACCGCGCCCTCAGCGAGGCCGAAATCTGCTCCATCAGTTCGGGCGTGAGCGGGATAAATCCCGGCGGCGTCTTGTCGTTCCTCATCCCAGTTCCTCATCGGCGTATTTGGCCAAGGCGTTGTGCGCAGCAACCAGCCGGTCGAGAGGCTCGCGGTTTTCCCGACGCTCCTGCACCGTCAGCCGATCAATCGCCTTCTGTGCGTCGCGCCACTCACGAACAAGTTTTTCAAGCCTCGTCATCCTTGGCCTTTCGTCGGCATCCGCTTGAGCAGTTCGTTGTTGCGAAATCGCTCAAGCTCGTCGTGGATCAAATCCATGCGCTTAAGGTCTTTCGCGGTCGGCTCTTCGCCTTCCTCCAAGAATTTCAGCATCGCGACGAACAGGTGATCCGCGCCAGCGAAGAACGCGAGCCGCATCTCATCGATCTGAATCTGCGCTGCGTCGGCCGGAACGGCGCTCCTGCGGAAGCCTTCCCAGCCCGCTGCGATCAGCAGACCCTCGTCGGTCAACTTCTTGGTGATCTCGGTGACGAGATGTTCGAACCCCGCCGCGCCAATCCGTTCGCGTTTCTGCTTTGCTTCACCCATGGCTTCTCCTCCATTGCGGCGCGGGCTAAACGTATCGGTGAAGTTGCCGTGCCCACCAAATTATCCCGCATATCGCTTTCCATAGTCGTTTCATCCGCGCCATCTCCATGCACCTTCGTCCCAAACGTACTCGCCCACGACCACCCGATATTCGGACGCCATGTCGAGCGCAACGCCGTGCGCCTCTGCATGGGCCAGCAGTGCCAAAATCTCGGGCGGAATTGGCTCGCGCACCGCAACCGGATAGCGGCTTGCATCATGCGCAAGCTGTTGCCCGGCGAGCGGGCCGCCGTCGCACCATCCGGCGTAGATCGTCATGCGCTTTGCTCCTCGGCCATCAGCCGTGCCGCGTGGGCGCGCACCTCGTCCTCGGTCATCTGCCAGCCACGCTCCTGCGGGAGCTTGGCAACGACGGCCCACTTGAACCGCTGGTGGAGATGCACGGCCGTCTCGTCATCGCTGAGCGCGTCGGCCAGAAGCGCCAACGCCAGTTGCGCCGGGCCGCTGCCGGGATAGCCCCACTCCAATCCGGTGGGAGAATGGTTGTCCAGATCGCGCCGCATGCGCAGCGGCGTCGCGCGGCGGCCGTCGCGCTGCACGAGGACGCTGGCACACCGGTCGATGTCTCGCACGCCGCGATAGACCTTCATGGCTTCTTCTCCCGCACTAGATTGAGCGGCGGCGCGATCACGAATTTCTCAAGCTCGGCAAGCTGCAGCGCCAGCGCCGTGCATTCACCCTTGACGTACTCGACGGTGCGATAGGTGACCGGATCACCCCACGGCGTCGGCGCACCGAGGCCGACATGCTTGTCGTGTTCGGCGAAGGCGCGTGTCGTGCTGTCCTTGATGTGCATCCGTTTCAGCAGAGCGTGCAGTCCCGGTGAGAAGTCGCCAGCGTGGCCGCAGTCGAAACCGAACCACCATCGCCCGCTCGTGTCATCGCGCAGCCCACCCGAAAAATTGACGCCGCCGTGCGCCTTGAGCGCAATGCCCAGCGGAATGGTCCCGTGCTCGTGCGCGCCGCTCAACGCATAAATGAAAAGATCGACGGCACCGTAGTCGTTCTTGCCCAACTTCTCGAATTCCGGGCGCACGGGCACGTCGTCGTCATAGCCCCAGCCGTGCAGCGCGTGGCCGGGCGGCACGCCGACGTAGCCGCACAGCGATCCGGTGATGTCCGTATTACGGCGGATCGCGCAGGCGAGGCCCGTCGCCTCGTCGCGCCAGTCGAGCCTGTTCGGTTCGTCCTGCCACGGACCCGGTCCCCACTGCGATTTGCGAGGTGCTTCGCTCATCGCCTAATCCGAATTCACGATGACGTTGTCATCCACGGCACAGTCGAAAAAGTCGCGCACGTCTGGATCGTTGCCGCAACCAACGAGCACGAGCGCGGTCGCCATCGCGAGCGCGTTGAGCACCTCCATTGCTGTCGCACGCGCCTTCGGTCGTTCGTCGCAGTGCTCGCGGATAGCCGCGTGGAATTTACCGAACAACCGCTCGGTTGGTTCGCGTTCGACCGGCACCGGTTCTACTTCGTCGTCGCTCATTCGTGCTCAGCCTCGATGTGCGCGATTACGGCCGCGCGGTCGCGGGGAAGATCAGGCACCTGATCGCCGCGCAATCCCTTCATGGCGATGCAGTACCGGCATGCATAGCGGGCTTCTTTCGGTCGATCAAACGACGTCACCACGACCGGCTCGCGCCAGGGCAAGTCTGGCCAGAACTTTTCACACTCTCGCGCCGTGATCACAGCCACGTCTCCACGATCTGCGGCTCGTCCTGCGGGCTGCGCGTGATGCACGTTAACCCCAGCCGCATCAGCCGCGCACGCAGCACGTCGAGCGCATCCTCCCGCATGATGTCATCGGTCGATACCGACCCATTCGCATCCACCAGGAACCGCCGCGCCACGAAGCTGTCTGGGTAATCCAGCGGGTGCGCGTACACGGTCCACATCGGCAGCGCGTCGGTCATTCCGGCTTGACTCCCAGCTTGCGGCAGTGGGCCTCGCCTTCCTCGCGTTCTAGCTGCCAGCCGTGCTGCCAGTATTCGACCTTGATGTAGGGGCGCTTGGGGAAGATGACGCCGCCCGCCAGCGTCCGCTTGAATCGTTGCCCGCGCGCCAGCACTGCGACGAACATTTCTGGCCGCACTTCAGCGGCCGTCGATGGCGAATCCATCGCCGTCTGGTCGATCACCGGCGTCGGATCATTGGGCCGCAGCGTGCCGCCGTGGATCAGCTTGGCGTAGCTCGGTGCGGCAAGATACGGGCAGACGCGCAGCGCGTAATGTGCGCATTCCGTATGCATCGGCGGGTCGATGTAGGCACCACGCGGCTCGACCGAGAACGCCGACTTTTCGCCACCGATGAACCACCGGCCACGCAGCAGTCGCTCGCCGCAGATCGAGCAGCGGTCCTGGGCGATCAGGCGTCGGCGCTCCGTTTCGTCGTTGACAGTGAAATGCGCGCGACCGTCCATATCGCGATAGGCCATCACGAAGATCGGAAAGCCACGCGGGTCGCGCGGCAGATGCTTCATGCGATCCGGCACCGGCACGTTGCGCCAGTCGGCGCGGTGCTCGCGATATTCACCGCTGAACTTCTGCGCCAGCAGCATTGTCTTGTCGCCAGCAAGTTGCTCGATCTCTTCGTCGTTCGGCTCGCGAAACGCCAGATCGTCGCCGAAGATCATCAGGTGTCCGCAGTAGACACAGACGGACGCGTCACCGGGCTGTGGCCCAGATTTGCCCAGCCATGAAGTCGCGCCGTCGAGTGCGCGCCCGCACGACAAGCACTTGCTGGTCGCGACCCGGTGCGAGTGAATGTGGACAACGGGCTTCGTCATTGTCCTTTCTCGAACAGCGCACGCGGCGAAAATTTCTCCTTGTAGGCGGTCCAGTCGCTGCCCGTGCCACGATGACCGATGGCCTGGGCGAACAGCAGGCTCTTGCCGACGATGGTCACGTTGTAGCGTTCGCCGCAGCCGACGCATTCGACGTTCTGCGCCGAGCCGCCGCGCGGGCCGGGCTGAAACATTTCGCCGTTGCACCTCGGACAACGGCCGCGTTGCAGCCGGTAAAATCCGTACCCGCTGACTTCACGCATGGCCTTCCTTCTTCGGCTCGACCAGCACGATGATGTTCACCGCGTGGCGGCCCGGCTCGTATTCCTCAAGCCAGACGCTGCCGACGTTCGCGCCTTTCGGGTCGATGCCGAACGCCTCGGCGATCATCTGGAAAGCCGGAACGCTCGGATTCCATTTCGGATCATCGCGCTCGACTGACACCGACAGGTGCATGAAGATGCCAGCGGGCTGCTCTTCGAAGCTGAGCATGGCGCGATAGCCGACCGGGATCAGCACTTGCTCTGGTCGATGGCGCGTCGTGTCCCGGTTCGGCGCGCCTGGGCGGCGGTCAGCGAGCTTGACCACCTGCCGATCTTCAACCGCCATCCGGCGGCCGACGTCCCACGGAAGCGGGCGCTTGCGGGCACGCTCCATGGCGGCCGTGATGTCCGCCTTCTCCTTCGTGCCGATGATCAGGATCGCCATCAGTGTATCCTAAACGTTCGCCAGCAGCATCGCACGGTTCGCCGCCGTGGCCATCATCGCGCTCGCCCCGATTCCACAACCACGCCCACGAGTCGAAGGACCATCGTTTTGGTCGCCGCATCGCGGATTTTGCCGAACAGTTCAAGCAAGCGTGTCGCGTCGCGGCTCGGCTCGGTGAACACCTGGGCGCTGATGCCGTTGACGCGGTCCATGCTCGGCAACAGGACCGTCACCGGCTGACCGAGCGCGGCGGCGATGGCCTCAAGGCGTCCCGACGAAATGCGGTTCGTCCCCTTCTCGTATTTCTGAATCTGCTGAAACGACACACCGATCTTGGTCGCAAGCTCGGTTTGCGATAGGCCCTTCTGCATGCGAAATGTTCGGACTCTCTTGCCGACTTCTGCATCGGCCTTGGTCGTGCTCCGCTTCCCAGCCATGGTATGTTTCCTCTATGTGACTTCGTAGGTGCTTCGTTGAATCTCCCCCTTCTTTGCATCGCCGCGCAGGAACGGTGACCACCAGTAGACGCCGGTGCGGCGAATCTTGAAGTGGCCGCGCACGAGGTGCGCCCGCGCGGCCTCGCGGCTGATCCCGCGTGCGTCGGCGATGCGGCCCTGGCTGCGCGACATGGCGAGCCGCGTCTTCGTGTACGACAGGAATTCCGCCTTGCCACTCTTGCGCCGTGACCGGTTGAGCTTGGTCAGATCGACTGGCTCTTGCTCGACCACCGGATTTTTCGAATTGAGCATCGCCAGGAAGCACTCGATGAACGTGCCCTCGCCCTGGATGTCGGCCTGCCAGTTCTGAATAAAGTGCTTCAACTCGTCCGGCGTTGCCTTCGCCAGGAAGATCGCCACGAACTCGGCGCCGTGCGGCGACAGGCCCGGCAGCGCGTGGTGATCCAGGTAGCGGATCGCCTCGACCTCCTCCGCGTTGTTCGCGAATTTTTTCCAAGTGTTGTGACCGGTGAAGAAGTGTGAGACAGCTTCGTGCGATGAAATCCTACACCACTGCATTTCCAGCGCCGCGACGTAGATTTCGAGCAGCCGATAGAACGACGCATCGCGATAGATTTTCAAGATGGCGCGGTGCGTGGCCTCGATCACGCGGCGCACGTCGCCGTCCTCGCGCCAGTCGAAGTAGACCGAGATCGGCGTGAAGTTCACCGCGTCGGGAAGGTCTTTGTAGTGCGTGTGGACCCAGGCGGCCGTCATGAAGCCGACGCGCCCGGCGAACGCCGGATCGGGCGGCGTCTCGATCAACATGCCTTGGCGGGCCGGTGTCGGCGCAGCTTCCTCGCCACGAAAATTCTCCGGGCCAAGCCCGCCGCGCCATTCGAGCCACATGGTGGGGTACGGCAACCGGCACAGCGGCAGCACGGCGGCAAGCGCAGTCGGCCGCGAGTTGACCAAGTCACCCGCCGCCCGCGCGACGTCTTCGGCGATCTCGAACCGCTGCGCCTTCGCGATGTGGTGCGACAGCTTGGTGGCGAACCCGCCCATGTCCATGAGCGAGCCGCGCGCCGCGAGCATGAAGTCAGCCAGTCGCATCGGTGCCTGTCTCCTCTGCGACAATCTCCTGCGCGATCTGGCGCAGCCTGCAATCCGGTGGCGGCGGCGGGCCGCCCGGCGGGTAGCGGCATCCCTCGGTGCCGCAGATGAGGCACGGCATGCTTTCGGCCGTCTTCAGGCAGTTGGGGCAATTCGCATCATCCCGCTCATAGAAGCCGACCCACAGGTGATTGCGCGGCCAATCGACCGGCGCTTTGTACATGAAGCGGCAGAGCGGCAACCCGTAGTTCAGGATGTGGACGACCGGCTTGTCGTCGGGCGCGGCCTTGGTGCGCTCGATGATCTGTGAGAACGTGAGGTCCGGCTCGATCTTCGTCATCTCGATCATCTCGGCGGCCGAGAGCGTCGGCGATTCCGTCAGCACCTCGAAATGGCAACCGGGATGCGCGACATCGAAGTCGCGCAGATGCTGCAGCCACGCCTGCGCCAAGCCCTGCGGAACATGCGCGACGGTGAACACCTTGACCGGCTCGGCGAGCTTCGCCGCGCGCATCACCTTGTCCTCGATCTCGTCGGCCATCAGTGCATCGCCTCGTGCTTGCGCCTGATCTCGACCGGCGCGCTGTTGATGATCGCGACGAACGTGCCGTCGTCGCGCTGGAACACCTGCATCTTGCCCGCGTACCCGTCGAGGATCGCTTCGAACATGAGCATGAGTGACCGGCCGTTCGGCGACGCGAGCGTCACCATGCCCTCGACCGTGCGGCCATTGCATGTGATCAGGACGAACTCGCCGCGCTTGAACGGCACGCCAATCGGCGGCAGCATTGGGATGTCGTCGCTCATTCCATCCCCCACGGTCGCGCCCCGCGATGGCGATGCCGTACGGCGTGCTGGCACTCGGCGAGCGTCACGCCGGGCGCGAGCCGATAGTGCCGCACGACCATGCTGCCGGGCGGCAGGTTCATCACCGGCATCGGCACATCCTCGATCACCTCGATCAGGCCAAGCTTGCGCAGATGCTCGCTGCAGCCGACGCATGTCCCGCGTCCCATGTGCAGGATGGCAAAGCCGACTTCAGGTTTCGGCGAGGCGTCGATCATTTTATCTGCCCCACCATGTGATCAATGCCGTTCCGGCCATAAACACGCCCATGGCGATGGCCATGATCCTGTTGAATCGAATCTGTCGCCGTAGTTCACGGATCAGTTTTTCCTCCTCATCCTTGTTCATTCCTCCGCCGTCCTCCACGTCCTCTGGATCAAGGCATTTGCTTCAGGGTTCTCGCTCATTCTTCGACCGTGTCGAGAAAGACAATTTTTTTCACCTCGATATGGCAACCGGGATGACTGGCCTCGAAATCGCGCAGGCTCCTTCGCCACATGAACAACCACTCGCTCGGCAGAGACACGAGCGCGCAAAGCCTGCCGCGATTGGCGTGATCGACGCCCTGACCGACCTCACTGATCGGGCATACAACGCGGCGCACCATCTCAAAACAATCGATGTAGCCAACGTTGCTCTCAGGCGTGTTTTCCATCAGCATGTGATAGTCGATGTTGTTGCTGTCGTTTCCCATGATTGTCTCCTGGCTCCTTCGTCCACTCTTCGGGTGGTGCGAGGTGGTGCTCGCGATGCATCATCTCACCGCGCGCCTCGATCCAGCCGCCGGTGTCGTTGGCCGATGGCGGCCAGAGAATGAAGCCATCGGTTTCGCTGTAGCGGATCATTGCGACCACGCCGCCATTTCGCTGGCTTTGCCGTTCCAGGTAGGCACGCAGTGCCGGATCGCGGTGGGCGTCGGGATAGCCGGGATCGACCCACACCTGGATGGCCGGGACGTTGAACGGCTCGCCACCGCTGTTCGGCACGCAGCGCACGACGTCGGGCATGATGTCGATGACGTAGTGGCAGCGATCCGGGCGCGGCAGATCGGCCGTGTCGTCGTTGACCAGCCAGAGGCAATTCCAGACCCGACAGCAAAACGGCCGGTTGGAGTAGATCATGCAGCCCTTGTGGACGCGTTGATGCGGACACCGCGCGCCTGCGCGCTTGGGAAATTCCGGGACCATGCCGACAAAATCATCGGCGGTCGCGAGGCCCGCGCCGATCATCGCCGGGATTGTTTCACCAACCAGCGGACTCTTGCGCTCGCCTTGCATCGGCAGAAGCTTGCAGCACGCGGTACACTCCCCGCACCTACGCGACATACGCATCTCCGTAAATTTCCTGCGCAGCTTTGACCCACGCCATGCCTGCATCCTTGGCCGTGTCGAAGAGTCCAAGGCCAACGCGCTGGCCGTGAATGTCCAATGCGGCTCGGAACCGTAGACGGCCCGCTGGCGTCCGATACTGCGACACACCGCGATAGCCTGTGGTGTTGTTCACGCCTTTGCGACGGTTGAGCACGACCTTCGAATGCGGAAGCTCCCGAAGGTTGCTCCACCGGTTATTCGTCTGATCGCGATCCCGCCTCGAAATCTCGTGACGCGGCCATCGACCTCTGACGATCACAAATGCAATCACATGAGCGAGATAATGATGGCCATCGATGTAGAGCCGCCAATAATTTCGTACAGATTTGTTCCCGGCGAACCATCTCTTCGGTTGGCGCACGGTCGGCCGCTTCCACCTGAACTGCCCTGTGGTCCGGTCGTAGTCGAGCAGCGCGCGAATGCGCGTGGGGGGTGGACGTTGCCGCATGGTCATGCGTCGCGTTCTTGTGCGCGTGTTCGCCAGTCGCCCGATGGCTCTTCGCGCGGTCCTACTCCAAATCAACGACGATGTGCATGTCTCGGGTGATGCGCAGCTTGAGGCCGCTGCGCTTTTCCAACTCGGTCTTGAGCGCGCTGACTTGGCGCAGCATGACTGCGAGCCGAACGCGCAATTGATCGTTGGTGACGTCGGCGCCGATCTGCAGGCTCTTGTCGGCCTTGGCGGGTGGCGCGGTCGGACTGCCGTTGCCTGTCTTGGCGACAGCGCCAGTGGTCATATTGGCTGGAAGCCGATGCACCGTGCTGCTGGGCGGACCATCGACCCATGGCGATTGCGCCTTGATCCATTCTGGCGGCATCCCGCCGACGTGAATCTTGCCATCCTTGACGCGCGCCGCCACCGCGACGGTGCGGCGCTCAACCTTGGTGAGCTTGGTCGGCACGAACGCGAGGGTCAGCACGATGCTGCGCGGCGACTGCCGGTAGTTGATTGCGTATGTCCCCGTCTCTTTGCTCTTGGTCGGCTCGATGATGAACCCCTCGTATGGCGAGCCGCGCACCGCGATGCGTGACGGCTCATCGAGCTTCACCAGCAGCGTGCGCGGCACCACCGCACGCAGGGAAAAATATCCGGCGCTGCTCTTCGGCGTCGAGAACTTGATCTCCGACTCGTGCGCAACGCCGTTGATGTCCTTGGTGGCCTGAGTGCTCGGCAAGACGGTCATTGGTTATTTCCCCTTCTGGACGCAACTTCCCCGCATGACAATCTTACGACAGTGTTGTCTGTGCGCAATGGTTATATCCATCACACGTTCCACGTTATGCGAAATTTTTCGTGACAGGTGGCCAATTTGGCCCGCCGACCGCGAAGTCGTTACCATTCCAGCTTGGACAACGCTGCCGCCGCATCGATGATGATCTTGCAGGCCCGCGCGAGATTCTCCGCGTGCTGTGGCTCTAACAAAATCGTCATGTTGATGCCGAGGCGTTGCCGCCCGATGTAGCGGACGTATCCCTTTGCTCTGAGACCGGCGAGCCGACGCCGCAACGTCTTGATTGGGATACCGATGTGCTTGGCGAGCGCAGGCGTGGTGAAGGGCGTCCCATCGGCTTCGGCGATGAAGATCGCGTTGGAGATCGCCGACACTTCGATGGCTTCTGGCAGCGGCAACTCGGGATAGTAGCTGCTGGCCGCATTCCGCTGCAGGTCCGCCTGCATGCGGAGATAAACGAGTCTCGGCTCGCGGAAGGGAATATCCATTGGCCGCCCCAAACAGACGAGCGTCGGTAACAAATTCCGTGCCGTCGCAATTGCGATAGATCAACATCCTAAACATTGTATGTTCATATCGCGAAACGTGTGCTGTGCCAACATCCACGTACCGCGTGGCGCCTAGCCAGATAATGTCTATTGAATGGATATTTCCTTCCCGAGTACCTTCGATTCCGGCGGGAGGTGCCGAAATTGTGGGCAAGACACGGCTATACATCGGGGAGTGGCGCGCCGTGCGCGGCATGACCCAGGCGCGGCTTAGCCAGCTTCTGCGGGTTACTCCGATGACGGTTTCCCGCTGGGAGCGCGGCGCTACGCCATTGATCCGGCGACTCGAACAGGTCGCCAAGGCTCTGCATGTCGAGGTCATCGATCTGTTTTCGCTCCCGCGAAAGCGACGGCGGTAATCACCAGCAGCACTCCGGTGTCCCGTGTGGGTAGTGGCCCACGCGGCGGACCTGCCCGCCGCCGTGGGCCGCGTAGGTGTTCTTGGCCGGGACCGGATCGACATGCACCGGCGCGCGTGGCCAGCGCAGCCGCGACTTGTCCACCAATGCCGTGCCGACGTACCAACAGCGCCGCCCATCGATCTCGCGCCACATCCACCGAACAGTGCTCTTGTCGGGGCCGCTCGCGCAGATGATCGGGTGACTCTGTGCTGGCGGCTTGAGCTTCGGCATCGGCGGTTGCAGCGGGACCGGCCTGGGCGGCGTCGGCGGCGGCTCGTCGGCCGCCGCCCAGGCGTTGACGAAGCTCGCCGCGTCGAACGCGCTCGGTGCGGCGAGATCGTGCGGCCAGCGGTCCTCGATTGGACCGCCGTGCGCAAGCTGCGGGTTGAGCAAGCTGGCCACGATCACGATCACCATGGCGAACGCGATCCAGGCGACCACCTCGGCGGCGATGCTCGCGTAGAACAGCGCGAGCACCAACCGCTGATCGGTGCGGGAGCGGGACATCGCCCCACTCCATCAACTGGCGACACCGTCGCTGTGCGCGGTAGCTCCTTCGCGGCGGGCGAGCGTTCCGAGTTGCTCGGCGATGGCGTCGAGATCAGGGGTCGCGGCGGGCGTCGGTTCGCCCGTCTCGGCATGGACGTGCGCGGCCGTCTCGACCTCCTGGGGTGGCGGCGGGGGCTGCGGCTGGTCGCGATGCTCGACCGAACGCTGCATCACCCTGGCGGCCTCGGCGCACGTCGTGACGACCCTGACGTAGTTGGCCAGCCGTTCGTTGGCGACCACGCCAGAATGGCGCACCCGCCTCGCCGCCTCGCGCAGGACGTCGGCTACCTCGCGCCCGGCCTCTTCGACTTGGTCGGCGGTGCGCTCGATCTGCTCGGCCGACATCGAGGTGATGTCGTCCACGTTCTGCAGGGTGTGGGTGCCAAGCTCGTGCGGGCCTGCGTGAGGCTTTGGCGCGTAGTGCTGCACCTCGGGCGGTGGGGCGGGCGGATAGGGCGGCGGCTCGACACGCGCCTGGGCGGCCTTCCCGTTGCCATTGCGGCCTAAGCTGAGCATCGACATTGGCAGTCCTCCTTCGCTGGTGTGAACCCGTTGAGCGGGAGAACGAAAGGGGGAAAAACGTTGGAATTCGACTTTCCAACGGGCCAACGGCGGCTAGATTTTTCAAAGACTTAGTCCAAATTGGCGATTTGGCTGGGCCTTTGATTCATCTAGAGAATCTTGCTCCGTTGGAAATCCGTTGGAAACCCGTGTTCCCCCTTCCGTCCTACTCCGACGAGACTCCTAGGAGACTCCTAGGAGTTGTCTCACTTCGTGTTTCTCCCAATGATCTCAGTGACGTCCGCGTTCTCTCAACTAATCCGGACTAATCCGGACTAATCCGGACTCGCCTTTTTGCGCGCCGCAACGCGCTTGGTGAGCACATGCTTGGCGTTCTCCATGTGCTCGCGCTTGTAGCCACGCGTCTGTTCGGCAGTGCCATGCGTGGCGACCCTTTGGGTGCGCCCGCTCTCGACGCCAGCGTCGTCTGCCTCGGTGATCGCGCCCGCGCGGGCATCCCGGTTCTGCACGGCCTTGGGAATGCCAGCCGCGTTGGCCACCCGTCGCCATTTTTCATGGTACGCAGAACGGTCATAGGGACGCCCCGTCATCTCGTTGATCACCACCGGCCCGATGCGTTGCTCGCGCGGAATCCGTTCCAGCCACGCCTTCGCCAGGGGCGACGCATTCAGGTAGGCCATGGCGGTCTTCTTGCCCTTGCTCTTCGATGTCGGCTTTTTTAACTCGAACGTCACCGGATCGAGGTGTGTGCCCCAGGTCAGCCCGCGCCATTGGTAGCCGTCGCGCACCAGCGTGCCGTTCGCAGACTTCTCGACCGGCCACCACTGGCCGATGATGTCGGCCTGCCGCACGCCCGCCTCGAATTGCAGGACCGTGCCGAGCGCCAGCGAAAAATACGGTTTGCCATTCCATCGCATTTTGTCAGCCGCTGCGCAGAACGTTAGCAGTTGCTTGTGTGTGAGTTGCTCGTCGCGGCGCTCCGGGTTGGGGAAGCGGAACGGACTCCCTAGGCCGCCACCGGTCAGAATCAAAGCTAGCCTGTCGCAGCCTTCGATCCCGACCGTGAGGCCAAACTTCACCAGCCGCGTGAACTGCCCCATCGCGTTCTTGCCACGCGCGATCCGCTCAGGACCGCCCTCTCGATCCGGCTCGATCAAATGGTCGTACCATTGCCAGATTTGCTCGCCCGTGATGTTGACGAGCACGCGCGGGCCGACGAAATCGTAAAGTATCTTGTTCTGGTCGAGATACATTTTGCGCGAGTTGAACTTCACGCCAGTCGGCGTCTTCGAGTCTGGATTGTACGGTCGATTGATCGGCGACGCCGGGCTTGTCTCGTAGGCCCGAATGAGTCCCGCGACCGTCCCGTCGCAACGCGCGGCCACTTTCACGTTCGCGCGGTCGGCCGATCCCTGCCACTCGCGCATCGTGTTGGTCAGGTGACGGCACAACGCAGCGAGCGCCTCGGGCTTGGCGTCGTCGGCGAGCTTCACCGACTTGGGCCGGTAGCCAGCCTTCACGGCTTTCTTGGCGGCGACCCAAATGGGAATACGTTTTCCTCCTGCCCGCTCGCGCCACTCAAGTCCTGGGGCGTCGAGGGTGTTGGCGTCGGCTTCGGTGGCAGTCTTGGTTTCTGCTTTGGCCATCTTTCAGGTCCGTCTACCTTGAGTGAAGTGTTGCCCGGCGCGCATCCATTGCGCCGGTCGAAGAACATGCGAACCGCCGGGAGATATCGGCCGCCCATGAGCGGGTCGATCTTGGGCAAGCCCTCGCGTTCAAGCAGCACCGCTTTCTCGCGCCAATCGCGAAGGTGGCCGGGACCAAGGACCATTTCCGAAATCTGGTCTTCGGTCCCGTACAACGCTGGCTCTCGGGCGCGTGCCGCCATCGGCCTACTCCCTCACATTGATACCATGCGAGTCGTTGAGATGGAAATATCCATGCGTTGCCGAACCATGGCTCAACTCTTGGCCGACTTGGCCGTTTGATGGCTTCCGCGATTTCACCGGATGCATCTTCGAACCTGCTGCCCTCCGGAATCGCGGCTTGTAGCGCCTTGCACGCTCGCCCGTTGCCATCGCGGCTGCGGGTGAAGTCGGCAGCAGGTAACCTCGCCTCATCCCTCGGCACGAAACAGCTTGGCGCGAACAGCGCAGTCTTTCGCCTCAAGCAGCTTGCGCAACGCGACGGTGCGCTCGGGATTGCGCGGCAGCGTGTCTACGATCTGCTTGGCAAGCCCGGCGAACGGCGCACTGATCTCGCGCAATTCTGGCTTCAAGTGCTCGAACGTGAAGAACTGCAGCATCGGCTCGTGATTGTTGTTCGGCATGGCTGTTCCCCGATCTAGAGCCGCGTCGAGAGCGCCGCGCGCTCGACCTCGGTGAGATTCCACATCGCGCAGATCACCCACAGATCGCCCTTGCCGATCCGCCGCAGCAGGTACGGGTCACGCGGCGCGATGCGGGTCCACTCGGCTTCCCACAGGATGTGATAGTTGGCCTGACCGCGCGCCGGGCGCAGATGCACCGGCACGCCCGGCACCAGCGCGGTGGCGCGCCATATCTCGCGCGTGGCGGCGAACGACCCGCGCGGGAAGCGGAAGTAGGCGCGCTGCGTCAGCCACTCGCGCGTGTCGTCGCCGCCCCTGTAGCCCTTCTCCTTGCGCCCATCGAACACCGCCGCCCCGCTCGCATAGACGCGGCAGTCGCACGTCGTCGCGTTCATCGGCGCAATGGCGAGCCTGGGCAAGCCTTCGGCGTTGAGGCCCGCCGCCTTGATGCTCTCCAATGCCTTGATGAGCAGCCGCCCCTGCGCCAGCAACTGATAGGCGCGCAGGCACTCGTGATCGATCCGCTCAGAATGGTGGAGGTGCTGCTTGTACTTCCGATAGAGATCGCGCGCCTCGCTGGGCGGCATCTTCACGCTGACGGTTTCCATGTCCTGTCTCCATCATTTTTGGTCCGCTGCCGCTCGCCCCAGCAGCGGGTCGTTTCGGGGATGGTGATTGGCGGCAAGCCCGATTCGATTTTGATGATCACTCACTCATGTTTTCTCTCGACCATGATGTTCGCTCGCCTGATCGTCTCGTCCTTGCGCTTTTCCGTTTGCGCCATCAGGCGGCCCCATACGACCCGACGAACGTGGAAGCCGTTGCGCTGCTGGCGGCCGATGGCCCACGCCCGGTAGTTGGCCGCGAATTGCAACGCGCTCATTCGGCTGCGACCCTCTCATCCTTTCCACCCGGCTTCGGCGGATCGCGCCGTCGCGTGGCATCGATTTCCAGTTGGTCGATCTCGTCGCGCATCGCGTCGATTGCATCGTTGAGATGGGGAAGCGCGCGGCTCAACGTGAGCACGCTGGCATATTTCTTGAGAAAAGATTCGAGTTCGCGTTTCGCCCTGGCGATGACTTGCCCACGCAGATCGCGGTCGGACAGGACGCGGCTTCGCGGCACATATCCCTGTCGGTCATCCGGCGTGCGAACCGAATAGAATGCGCGGCTTGAGATCGTGGGATTGTGCCTGACTTCGACGCGAACGATCTGTAGGCGGCGAACCAAGTGACGCGCTTGCTCGATCCGATAAAGATGCGCCGCTTCCTTGTCGCGCCAATCAAACGCCAGATGAATCGGGCTGGATCGCGGACGCGCTTTCTCTACGATCAATTCTGGCTGCACCGATCCTGGCGCAGCACCGGCCGCAAGTTCTTCGACAATTTCGCCAAAGACGTCGGCAGATACTGCCGGTTTTGGGCCTTCCGTCCATGTGTATTTAGCCATCTAAGTTGCTCCTGTTGTTTGGTGTAAAAAAGAACCATTCCGCTCCTTGCCGCTCCACTCCACGCCTTGCCGATGCGATGCACTCCGCTCCTGCCGCGCCGCGCCATTCCTCGCCCGTCCGCTCCTCGCCTTTGCTATGCGTGCCGCTCCTGCCAATGCTCGCCATTCCTCGCCTCTTGCCATCCCTTCCGCACCCCTGCCGTTGCTCTCCGCTCCTGCCGATCCGCTCCGTTGCTCGCCCGTCCAGTGCTTGGCCGTCCGCGCCTCTGCGGTGCGAGCCGTTCCTGCCCTGCCGGTCCCTCACTTGCCGTTCCATTCAGATGCACGCCAGTACGCTCCGCTCCTGCCGCGCCGGTGCATTGCCGACCTGTGCCGTCCAGGCCCATGCGTGCCGCTGCTTTCCTTTCCTGCCGCGCCTATGCGTTGCGGGCCGATCCTGGCCCATGCACGACCATCCCCGCCGTTCCTGCCAACCCGCGCCGATCCGAGCCATCGCACTCCTTGCCCGTGCATGACGAGCCGCGCCAAGCCGTTGCATTGCGATCCGCTCCTGCCGTTTCAGTCCTCGCCGCGTCCACTCCTGCCGTTCCTATCCCAGGCTTTCCAAGCCTTTGCCGTCCATGTCCCGACGAGCCGATGCGTGCCGCTCCTGCCGCGCCGCGCCGATGCAGACCCGTCCAGTGCTTGCCGTTGCCGTCCGCGCCGTTTCGTGCCGCCGCCATCCGCTCCTGCCACTCCTCGCCTCGCCCTTCCCCGCCTCGCCGATGCATGCCATTGCGGGCCGTTGCGCTCCGGTCCTGCCGCGCCGCTCCGCGCCGCTCCGTGCCACTCCTATGCTCGCCGATCCCACGCGTGCCGCTGCCATCCGCTCCACTCCTGCCGTTCCAAACCTCGCCGGGCCTAGCCGCACCGCTGCCTGCCTCTACCGTCCGCGCCGGTCCATGCCTATCCGCTCCTGCCGTTGCCTTCCTCTACGGTCCCAGACTGTCCGAGCCACTGCTTTCCAAGCCACTCCTGCCGCTCCCCTTCACTGCTGGCCGTTACATTCCTGCGCTCTGCTGTGCGGTGCCGTTCCACTCCTGCCGTTGCCCGCCGTACCTTTGCGTTCCTTCGCCATCCGATGCGGGCCGCTCCACTCCTGCCGTTCCAGTCCTCGCCGCGCCGCTCCTATGCTCGCCGACCATGCGCGCCGTGCCTCTCCTGCCGCTCCACTCCACGCCTTGCCGATGCGATGCACTCCGCTCCTGCCGCGCCGCGCCAATCCACGCCGCGCCCTCGCGATCCCTGCCCCGCCGATCCACGCCCCTCCTGCCGCGCCGAGCCTATGCGTGGCCGAACCTCTCCATGCCTCGCCCCGCACGCCGAGACGTTGCTCGCCTGTCCGCTCCTGCCGTTCCACTGCTGTGCGTGCCGGGACCATCCGCACCGTTTCGATGCCTTGCTTTCCGCTCCTGCCACTGCTTGCCGTGACCATACGAGCCATCCCGGTACCATCCCTGCCTGTGCCAGCCCAGCCGCTCCGAACGCGGGCCGGTACGCAACCGACCCGCGCCAATCACAATGTTTTATTCGGCGGCTTCGCGAAGAGCCTGCTGCACACCACCAAACAAAAGACCTTTCTCGAAAAGCTCAACCTCCTCGGCGGTCGCGAGCCGCCAAGTGCCATAGGTGCCGCTCTTCGATTCCTTGCTGCCCGGCCGCCATTCGCACAAGCCATCGATGTGCCCGGCCATCGCGATGCCCTGCAGCAATTGGTTCGCCGAGATCATGCTCGGAAGATATTGAACGGAGATCGCCATCGCCCACGGCCAGTATTCCGGACGATGACGGATATCCACGACGCCGGTCTGATTTCGCACGACGTCCTCACGCATGCGCGGCCATTGACCCGGCGCATCGACCGGCAACTTCATTTGTTCGGCGCTCAGCCTTGGCCCGATGATGCGCACCAGATTGATGCGAGGATCGTCGGCGATGACGCGCAAGCCCTTCGCGGATTTTTGCGTGACGCCGCTGCCCTTCGGGAATCCGTTGGTGATCGCCGCCTTGATGCCGCCTGCCGGGACGCCATCGCTGCCGTCCGAGAGGCGATAGCGCGCCGCCTCGAAATTGGCTTCCGGGTCTTTCGCCTCGCGACCCTCGCTCGCCTTGCCCATGTGCTTGTCGCGGATTGAGCCGATCACCTTCTGATCGAACTGGTGCGCGATCATTGGCGCTGTCCCGACAATCAGTGTGGTCAGCGTCATGGTCTTGACGCCGGGAATGATCATGATCCCGGTCTTGCTGGTGATGATCTTTTCCGCAGGCTTCACGATTGCGGTCGCGATCTTCCTGGCCTCTGGCTTGTCTTCAACCTTTTTCGTCGTCGGTGCTTTGGTCATTGTCGGCCTCTCGATGTTTCACTCCATTTTTTTACAACCGTCAGCGTGGAGTGGTGTCGCTGTTAGTCCTTCTCCAACGTGATCCAGTCCGTTGCTGCTCGCTCCAACTCAACGGCAAGGTCTTCGGCGCGCGGCTGCAGCGTCGGCTCGTTCTGCAGCATGTGCTCGGCCAGTGTCAGGCAAGCCGGATCGCATACCGGCGCGCGCCAGCCGCGCACGACGTGGCCTTCTTGGCGGTCGAAGATCGCGGTCGCTCTGCATCCTGGCGCTTTGCGAATCGCGTTCGCCATCTCGTTGGCGACGTAGACATCGTCGGCCCAGCCGATGACGGTCTGCTCTTCCTTCGGATAGCCGGTGGCGCGGACCTCGTATCGCTGGCCCCGATCCCCGACGTTCTCGTGCGGCTTGCCACCTGAATGCGTCATGGCTTCATCTCCGATGTGCGAATCCTCTAGTCAGGCGCCTTTCGCTTCGGCCATCGCCGCATTTCCTCGGCGCACGCGTGGGCTTCCAGCACCTTGTCGTGATCGCATCCGAGCGACCCAGCCCGGATCGCCCACATTTCCACGAAGTCGGCTGCTTCCGAATCCTGCCCACGCAAGATGAAGAACGGCTCATCCGGATCGAGCTTGGCATAGCAGTCGAATTGGCCGGGTCGGTTCTTCGTGCTCATGGTTTTTTCCCCGTCGGCATTTTGCGCATCAGTTCTTGCCTCGTTATGACTCGGCCGCGCTTGTGGCTTTCGATCTCTGCCAACGCATCATAGAATGCACGCAAGCGTGCGCTCAGATTGACCATTATCACGCGCGGCGGCATCGTGGCGTGACTCAACAATTCACGTTTGCGCAACCCGCGTTGAGTCATGCCTTGGCCTCTGCGACAGCCGCCTGCGTTTCAATCCCGTCGATGTATCGCTGCACCGCGCGGAACATGTCGTCGGCGTCACGGCGGATTTCGACTTCGCGGCGATTGATCGGCCCGTAGTGCTGGCGCAAATTGCGCAGCACGAGCGCGCAGCTTTCGACCGCGAACGCCGGTTCGTGCTTGCACAACTCCTGAAAGTCTTTGCCGCGCCCGCTGCCGTAGCAGTCCCAGTCAGAGTCGGAGCATTCGACTTCGCGCGCGAACGCCTGGGAGAAGCCAGCGACAGTCTCGCCCGCCGCGAACTCGTCCATCAGCGGATCGAACGTGCGATGACAGCTATGCGCGTTGTAGCTCGTCTGAAACAGGCCAGCCTCGCAAGTGTCGCTGGTGGTGTTCTCGGCCGAGGTGTCGCGTCCGCAACAGTGCTCGCCGCTCGTCTCGCGCATGCCGAGGCCGAGCAGCAGCACATAGAGATGGCGCAGCGTATCGGCCCCGAATTCCTCATTGGTCAGCCCGACCTCAACGAAATCCGAGTTGAGCCAGGAGAGCGCATCGGTGTCGTCGTCGTGGGTGTTGGCCTTCGCCATCTCGACCACCGCGTGATGCCCGGCCTGCAGCCGCAGGTACGATTGGGCGAAGCTCAGCGCCATGCCCCACATGTATCCGGTCGGCGCGGTGCCTCTATCGCGCCATTGGTATGAAGCGATCTCCGACATGCTCGCGATCATCATCACGCCAGCCATCGTGCTGGTCGGCAGCGCCGGAAGGACCGGCGGCATGTGGGCTTCAAGCGCGGCCCATGTTGCGTCGTCCACGATGCCGGTCACCGGCAGGCGGCGCGTGCGCTGGAAATCTCGCACTTCGTCGTCGGTGATCGGACCAAAATCGCCGTCGTGGGAGTGTGGCAGCAAGGTTTGCATGTAGGCGACCGCTGGGCCTTCGTCGCCTTCGCGCAGCGTCGGCAGCGGCAGATCGGCGAAACGTGACGTCATGGCGTTTGCTCCTTCGAAATTGTGAGGGCCGTACCTACCGGCCGGGTCCGGTCACTGGTCGTGCCCTCTGGCTTCCGACTGTCCGGTCCCGCGTCGGCCGTGGCCGGGCGGGCAGCTTCAGCCAACTCAATTCATTCCTCTGTGACTTTGCGGTAGAGCATCGCTTGCATCGCCGCGATGATGGTTGGCACCATGGCGCGGGCGACAACTATTTCGCAAATTGGTTTGCTGTCATCGTCGTATGCGATGATGTGCGGCCCGCAGGCCGGGTCGCTGCATTGCGTGAGATCGAAGTGGTGAGCGCGCTTCATCATGGTGGACTGCCGAATCCAGTTAGCTTGAGGTGGCTTCGTGCGCATCAAAACCTATGTCCTTGGCGGCGTTGGCAGGGCACCGGTCTGAAATGCCGTCAGCAAACGCTGATTGGCCCCTGTTTTTTTTGCTGATCGGACGCCGGTCGCCTTGCGCGAACCGCCACTGCGTCCTTCTTCAGAACGCTGCCGGTACGGATGCAATTTAATGGTGATCGGTCCATCTCTTTCGATTCGAGCAAGCAGCCGACGTTGGCCATCCCTTGTATCGTTCAGTCTCGCAATTTCGTCGTCATGCTCGTAGGCGTAGCAGACATCTGGCAATCCGTGGCTATCAAGCCGCGAGGCGATGAAGACGCGCGAATAAGTCCAGTCAGTATAGCCAACGACCGGATGATAAGGCGCAAACGACGCGGCATGATCATAGGTGCAAATCGCAGCCGCGCATGTCGCGGTATTGCCAACTCCTTTAAGCTCCATCGATCTTTTGACGTGCTCGGCAGTCAATGTGAGAATGACGGGCTTTCTGGCCTTGATCACTCGCGCCATCTTCTGTTTGACGATCACACTCCCATCAGGAAGCGTGACCTTGTAAAGGAATGGATGGCGCACGGGAGCGTATTTACTTGATCTGCGCTTGGTCATGGCTGTCCTCTTTAGCCAAGATGGGTTTGGTCCGTCGCGTCGCCGGGGCCGTTATCGCCTCGACATCGGTTGCGAGTTTCGTCCACTCGTCTGCGGCTCTTCGCACCAGTTCGATCATCGTCGTCCAGTCGGCTGGACACGGTTTCGTTTGATTGACGACGCCGGGCAGGCAAGCGGCTGCTTGTTGCGCCAGTTGCCATGCGTCGCTCGCGCGAATCGTAAGGGCGAGAAATGGCGAGTCCGGATTTTCCTTATCCAGTCGGTCAACGACTTCCTCGGTGTGATCCTCTATAGTCTCGACATCGGCCTCTAATGGCGCGCCACCGTTAGTTCGTCCGCCGTGCGGCGGACGCCTCTTGTTTTTTCTGGCTTTTTTGTCCCGCTGATCCCGAAGCGCCCGCGTCTGCTCGACCGTGCGCGTCCCGTCCGCGAGTTTCATCAGTTCGTAAGCCCGCGTCTTGCGAAGGCTGCAACGCTCGTGCACGATCTTTTCCCATTCGGTCTTGGTTCTGCCCGCACGCAAGGTGGCGAGATGGCGGCCAGCAGCGACGTAGAACTGCTCCGCTTTCTCGGCGGCATGGTCGCCCTTCTCGATCAGCACCTTGATCGTGCTGGTCAGCGTGGCAATGTTCGTTTCTCTCATGGTGGACACCCCCACAACCAGGACGGCCCAAGCGATGGCCGCACGCATGCAGTGTCGGAGCGGAACGCTGGGAACATCAGAATGCCGACGATTACGGCAACGCTGAGCATTAGCGCGAGAAACATCGCGGACCCTGCCTCTTCCCAGCGCCAGCGCAGACGGCGGCCGTCATGATGCGACGCGAACGGCAGCAGGATCAGCGCCCGCAACACCAGCAGGATCGCGCGCAGCCAACTCATTGACGCGTTCCCCGGTGTTCGGCGAGGCGGTGCTTGACGCCATCGGCCAGGATGGTGAGCACCTTCTCGCCATCGACCACGACGTCCAGCGTTTCATCGCGAGATTGTTTCAAAGCAAACAGGATGACGCCGAGCACGACGGTTTCGAGGAGCACGAGCACGTCGGTGATTTGTCCGCCCGATTCCAGCGGCGGCTTGACGATGGCGGCGACGATCTTGCCCGCGAGTTCGTTGTGCAGTTCGGATTGGGTCATTGTTCGCGTCCGCGTCGAAGTGGCACGCCCGTGGAGGTGAGGATCGGGACTGATGGAATTGTCTGTTGTGCAAGATGCGCGGCGGCCATCTCCACCTTGAGCGTATCGAGAATTGCGCGCGCAAGACCGACGTGCAGCCGCACCTCCGATGACGTGATTTTTTTGTCGTCAACCTGTTTCCAGATATCCAACAGCTTGGCCCGAATATCAGCCGTGTCCTTGATTGCAGTCGCCGGAATGCTCATCGCGCAATTCTCCTCTTCAGTCGCCGGATCAGGAATTCAACACCTCGGATGCGAAGCTCTGCCAGTTTCATCTCTTCACGTTCTCGCCGCCGCGCCTCGCCGACAGTGCGCGCATGCTCGCTCAGTATCGGCCGACACGATCCACAACGCTCACCATCATCCGGTGCGAGCGGGGCACCGCAGCCGAGACAGCGGCGGTTGTCCTGCATTCCGGGTTGCTTGCTTTCTGACCTGATGCGCTTCATGGCCTATACCGACGCCGTCCGCAGCTTGTGCTCGTCAAGCAACTCCTTCACGCATACCCTGATCCGATCCACATCGTGACAGCCGAGCGAATTGCAGATTCTCCCTTCGGTCCAAACATACGGAGCGGTGCCCTCGATCAGCTTCAGGATCGCGCGCTTTAAAGTATCGTTGTCCGGATAGATGACAGGCTTGCCGAAGTTGGGGCCAAGTTCGAGCGCGTAACGCAGCGCATGGTCGATAGTCTCTTTCGCCTGCTTGATTGCCGCCTCGGTTTGCTCATTTGCTTTCCCGGTTGCCGGTTCGGTTTGCGCATGCAATTCAGCTTTTGCCTTTTCGGCCTCGGCCAAGCGGCTTTCAGCCTCGGCCTTTGCGCGCGCGAACCGCTCGTTTCTGTTCAGACGCGCGTACCGCTCGTCGTTGGTTTCATATTTCTCGACGCCCTCTTCATCGAGCTTCCATTGCGGAACGTAGTGTCGCTTGTGGGTCTTGCCGAAAGCTCGCTTTACCGGGGCCGCATCCTCCCACTCTCTGTCCCCAATCAAATCGCGCAACCTGCGACGCTTATCGGCCACTTCCCATTCGATGCGTTCGCGCTCCAACTCTTTGTCGGCGATTTCCTTTTCGGCCCTTCGCAGCGCCCGCCGTGCATGCCATGCACTGGTACGCGCCAATCGAAGCTCGCGTTGCTCTGGCGTCTCGACGTTCGGACTGCGCGGCGGTCGTCCGATCCTGCGCACAACGTCTGGCGCGACCGTGTAGGGCGTGCGCCAGAATTCCAGTTCCTCCAGCAGGACGCTTGTGGTGCTTTGCACATCACCGTTCGCGACTCCGCGCTTCTTCACATATTCGAGGAAGTCGAGATCATCAGCATCGAGGTAACGTGCCCAGAACCCGTTGTTGACGGCCTTCAAGCATGCTCTTGAGTAAGACGTTCGATAGAAAGGGTCCACGGTTCGTCAGCAGTCCCTGCCCTTGCAGATCGACGGCGGCGGCGGCGGATAGGGCTGCAGCCGCTCGATCTGGCTCTCGTTATCGGTAGACGGGTAGAAAGTGCGGCAGGCCGGGGCCTGCCCCCAACAGTCCAGCGAGCCATGTGGCGATGGCGATCAGGCAGAGCAAAGCGACGATGACCTTGCCCCACTTGTAGACGTCGGGATCGATCTCCCTTTCGGCGAACCATCTGAACGCCCACACGAGGCAGAACGCGATGAAGACGATGACCGCGATGTAGAGCAGCAGGTTCAGGAAGCTGATCAGGATGGCCATGCGATTCCTCCGTTACTTTTTCTTGTCGAACTGCGCGACCTTCTGCCCGATCAGGTCTTTGATCTGATTGAACAGCGTCATATCGACGTGGCACGCGTTGCGCAGCTTGCGCTCGGCGTCCGACGCCCACCATGGTTCAAGCTTGGCTGCACTTGCGCGGTCCTGCGCCGCATCGATGATCGCCCGCGCGTGCTGCTCATAGGTGTCGGGATCAATCGGCGTCGGCGCTGAAGCGCCGCCCGGTGCCGCTTCGCCCGCGCGGCGGACGACGGACTCCTGAGTGTCCGCCGTGTCTGCTTCATGCGCATGCGTTGTGGCACCGGGCGACTCCTCCCCCTCTCCCCCGCTCGTACCCGCCCCGAACTGATCGAGCTTCTCGTCCACCGTGGCGGGTCCGCTGCCGCTCTGATCCGGTTTCGGCTCGGGCTTGTTCGGGTCGGGAAAGGTTTCGTCGGCGGTCGCCATCCCATCGGCTATCGCCTTCATCATCGAGATGATTTTCGCGACGTCCGGTGCCAGCCAATCTTTCGAGGCGCGGCCCATCACGCGCTCGACGCGCTTGATATCGACGGGAATTTTCCCGATGCCTTCGATGGTGCGCCTGCGCCAATTTTCGAGATCGGCACCGACTTTCTTGACGAGCGCATCACGCGCTTCCTCGAACGCGAAGTCGGCAAAGGTTTGCAGCGCGTTCACCGCGACGTTGCGGATCGCCTTGCTGCAGCCGATCTGGAACGCGATGTCTTGCGCCCGGCCAGGGTCTTTCGTGTTCATGCTCGTCTGCGCCTTCCGCTGCTGGAACGGGCGCGTGAGCGAGTAGCCGGATTCGAGATCGATGAAGCGCGCGTAGAACAGCCACGAGTCGCCGAGATCGATCACCCGCGTGTCCACATCGCAGTTGCCGTAGATGCGGCAGAGATCGTTCGCGAGCTTGATCGACGGCCCCTCGATGAAATCGGTACCCCACGTCTCGCGGCCGGTCGCCTCGTCCACCATCTTCTTGCGCACCGGGAATCGGTAGTACCACTCGCCACCGGCGGCGCTGGCGAGCACCTTCAGCTTCTGCATCACCTTCGCTTCGTCGCGATGGACCTGAACTTGCTGCGCGCCGAACACGCGCTCGACGCCCGCCATCGGGCGCACGCTCGGCACGCCCCCGGCCTGCGGCGAAAAATCCGGCTGGTGCTGTTCGGTCGTGCCTCTGGCGACGTTGCTGCTGTTCATCGGGTGGTTTCCTTTCGAGGAAGGCCAAGGCTGGCGCGAGCGCGGTCAATGGCCGCTTGGGGGATGCCTTGCGGTGGCGGTGGCGGCGGCTCGGCTTGCGGGACAACCGGCGGCGCTTCGTGCGAACGAATCACCTTGTTGAGGCAAACGCGCAGCACTTGCGTCGCCCATAGCTGTGGATCGTCTTGTTCTCTCGGGTCTTCCGGGCCGAGCGACTCGCGCAAGGCACGCAGGATCGACTGGTCCGTCTTCGCGAGACGGGCAAGCCCACCGCGAATGCTCATCATCAGCGACATGCCTTGCGCCGTGGGATCAGGTTCGCTCGGGCTGGCATTACGATTGTTTGCCTCACGTTTCTTCGTCGGAATCGCGTGATCGGGGCAAAGGTCAAACGCCGGATTGCGGTCGATGTGCCATTGCATGATCGTGAATTTCTTCTTGACGATTTCCGGCGGAAGCGTGTGATCCCGATTCATCTGAATCGTTTCGGTGCGTTCGCATTTCGAGCACTTGACGCGGAAGCCCGACCCGCCGGGCGTCCGCACCACGTCAGCGTGGCTGAAGCGATACGTGCCGTCTCTCACGCCGCCACCTCGCTGTCGTCGTCTTCGTCGTCCTTCGGCGGCAGACCGTTGCCGGTCTTCCAACGATCAACGAGACGGTTCGTGCTGCGGCCCTTGTTGAGGTTATGCACCACCGTTTCGTACAGGATGTCAGTCGCGGCCCTGCCGCGATGCAGCAGGTTCATGATGTTTGGATCGGTGAGGCTGATGCGCCGCAGATCGTGCAAGATGCGTGCTGGCACGACCAACTCTTTCTCATCTGGCTGTTTCCAGAACACCTCATGATCGGACAGCAGCCGCGCGAGCATGAACAGGAACGGCTCACGCATTTGCAGTCGCCGCGCGTGGACCGATTCTTCGAGAAACGGCCAACAACTTTCGACCGTGCCGAAAAATGTCACGAGGTTCTGACGCAGCATCGGAAGGCCGATGCGATTGACCTTGCGCTCGATGCGAGCAAGCAACTTAAGGCAATCACCACCGCCGCTCACCGACCGACCAAACTTGTGGCCATGCAGGAAGCCGCTCACGCGCAGCAACATCATCCCACGCACAAGCTCGTCTTGCCCGGCGGCGTTCTTGCCGGGGCGGTCGTCCCATGCGACCCTATCGCACAGCACAAAATTCTTTTCGGTTTGCGACATGCCGTAGAGCGTAGCGGCGACGCGACTGTGATCGCGTTCGTTGCGAATGATGATGCTCGGCGAGACGCTTTTTCGCGTCGTGTTCCAAATCTTGAACCAATCACGCTCCATCTCCTGCGTGGTGTTGAAAAACACTTGCGCGCCGAGCCGGATCGGGATTTTGCCTTCGGTGTCGTCTTCAATCGTCATCAACGCGCCGACGATGCGGTGATAGCCATCGATCACGTAAACATCGTCAAGCAATTCGACATTGTTCTCGTCAACGTCGCGGAAGCGGACACCGCGCATGCCCAGCGCGATGTCGAGAAACGGCGTTCGCTCTTGAAAGCCCTTGATGATGCTCGTCAGCGTCGAGGGCGTGTGCCGCTTGCGTTGGTAGATATCGACGCCGATGGCGCGCAACGACGTCGGCGATATCGTGCCGCGCAAAACCTCTTGCGGTTTGCCGTAGCCGTCGATGCGCTCATCGAGTGATGCGTTGCAGATGACGATACTCATGACGCTTTTTGCTCCCTCAGAAAAAGACCACGCAGCAGGCAGAACGCTTCGCGCTCCGCCGGGCTGGCGACATCCCACGCGCGGTTGAGACGTTTCAGGCCGAGCGGCACTGCGGGTTGCGTCGCCGCGACCGCGCTGACGTGTTCTCCCGCTGCAGCGCGCTCGACCAGGGCGCTGCGGTCGGTTTCTGGCATCTTGATGAGGGCATCCAACTCCTTCGGTTTATCGAGTGATGTGCCTCGCACCTTGTCGATGACCGGAAGGCCAAGTGCGGCAGCGCGGCGCACGCTTTGTCTGATCGCCCGTTCCGACCGGCCGGTCTTGGCGGCCGTGTCGGCGGTGAAGCACGGAGTAGTAGCGGTGGCAGTTTTTGCCGTTGCTGCTCGACCGTTGCCACCGGCCTTGCCGCCAGCAACGCCCCCCTTTGTCTCGGGATGCTTGGCCTCATAGATCGCCTTGCGCCGCTTGAGCACCTTTGCTTCCTCGCTCGGCGTGAGCTTCATCCGCACGAGGTTTTCATCGATCTGCGCAAGCTCGTCACGGTCCCGATCTGGCTTGCCTGATCTGATCTCGACGCCAATGGTCTTGTGACCAAGCTGGCGCGCTGCCTCGATGCGATTGGCCCCTGCGATCAACCGAAATCCCTTGCCGTCCCGCCGCACGACCGGCGGCTCGATGATGCCAACACCGGATACGATGCTGTCCTTGAGCGCGGCGATGACCTTCGGCTTCAAGTCGATCAGCCGATCCTCGATGATGATCTGGTCGATTGCGACCTCTGTGCTCATTGCATTGTTCCTCTCAGGACAGGACGCGCGAAATGCGCAGTTGACGAAAGGTGCTTTCCTTCACCTGATGCGCCTTGCGGATCACCTCGCGCAGCGTGACGCGCCAGCCGCCGACCAGCCCGATCTCGGCATCTTCCAGCTTGCTGCGAATTTCGGCCTCGATCTCGCTCTTGCGCTCTTCGCGCTGTTTGATCTCGGCAATCAACCGCTCGCGCTCCGAAAGAACTTCGGGCAATCGGTTGTCGGCACCGAGATCGACCGTCTTGCCCTCGACCGTGGTCGGCCACAGCGCAGCGATCAGCTTCGCATCGCGCAGGAAGTCGAAATTCGGCATCCGCTGTTCGGCGATGGCGGCCCAGAATTCGCGCGACGTCGAGCGCAGCCGCAACTCAGATGCCGGGTGGCGCGGCACGGTGAAGATTTCCAGTTCATCGAGTGGCGACCACTCATCGACCACCAGGACCGCGATCATGGCCTCGACGGCATTGGCGAGCGATGCTTCGGTGAGCGCCTGCAGCATGATCCAGAACGGCGGACCATCGGCCCAATTGCGCGCGAACGCGCCGCGACCAGCGGTCTTCAATTGAACGGTGACCAGCGCGCTGTCTGGCCGGTGCAGGTAGACATCGGGCGTGCAGCCGAGCCGGTTCTCTGGCTCGCGCAGATATTCGTCGGCTGGTTCGATGCGACAGTTGGGGAACAGGTCGCGCAGGAGCGGCAGGAACACCGGCTCAAGCCGCTTGCCTCGGCTCAGCACGTTCGTGCTTTTCTTGGGCGGCAACGCGCGCCCGGTCTTCTCGGCATAGACCTGGGCTGGCGTCTTGTAGGGGTGCAGGCCGAGCGGAGCGGCAACGTCCGACGCGGTCAGATCGCGGCGGCGAAGCTCGTGCCACTGCTGCGCAGACTCGATCCGGATGCGCTCCACAACCATGGAAAAATGCCTAGTCACCATTCAGGCGGCGACGAGGCTAGCGCCGATCAAATCCCGGCGCAATGGTTTTTTCCGTGCGCCGACGGCTCGGCGACTCGGCGCGCAGAAATAATCTTTCCACGCTATGGAGTTAGAGCGAAAGCAAAAATAATTGGCGCACCCATGCCGGGGCTGGGCGCGGAAAACAGATCAGCGATGCAGATTTGGATTAGAGAAGCGGCTGCAGATGTGCGTAGGCCAGCCCGACCACGGCGACCGGCTTGCTGGTGTCGTAGTCGAGATCGCGGCCGACACGCAGCACATCCTTACCGTTGATGTAGTCGCGAAGCTCGATGCCGTCTGGCAGTATCTTGGCGACCCGCACGCTGACTTCGACTTGGCCGTCGCTGTTCTTGCGCTGGATCGCGTAGGTCTTGCCGTCCGCCACCGGCATCGCCTCGGCCTCGACGCAGAGTGCGTAGCCTTTGCGGTCATGCGCGTTGTCGCGTGCGGCATTGTCGCGCAATTGAATCGCAAAATGCTGTGCGTCGGGCAGCATCCGATTGGTGATGCCATCGATCATCTGCTCGTTATTCCAGTCGAACGGGTCGGCTTGAAATACGCCGATCTGAGCGAATCCGACGACTCGGATGGGCCGCACTCCGTGGCGTCGCAACGCCGGTGGGGTTGGCGATACCGGGCCGTTTCCTCTCACGCTCGCATCATCATGCTGCCCGAGCAGATATGCAACATCTGTCTGTAGAATTTCCGCGATGCGTCCGAGCGCCTCTTGACGCGGCTGCAAGACTTTGCCTGCGATCACGTCGCGCACCAGTCCAGGGTTAAATCCGGCTTGTTTCGATACGATCTGCGCCTTCGTGCGGCGCATCACGATCATCTTGGCGAGACGCTGCTGCAGGATCGTCGGCGGTCGATCCGGTTTGGCCTTGGGTGTATTTTTCTCGGGCATTTGTCGTCTTGTCTGCCACTCAAAGTTAATGCGTTGCTGACCGAAATGCGCGGTGGTTGTGCCGATGGTTTTATCCATCTCGCCTCTACTGTGGCAAGTGCAATCTGCGCTTGGCAAGCTAGACGTTCGGTCATCCAACGAAAAATGCGACGGTGGTTGACGCAGGGATAAAACCCTCCTACGCTCCAAAACCATGCCACACGCCTATCCGACCGAGCAGGAAATCCGGGCCGCGCTCATCGAGCGCGTGACGGCATACTGCCATACCGCAGACATCACGCCCCGCATCCTGTTCAAGCGCGCGATCAACGATCCCAACTTCTTCAAGAAGCTTGAGAAAGGCGGCAATTTCACCCTGCGCACCTACCAGCGGGTCCACCACTGGCTCGACCGGCATCCGCGCAAGGGCACCAAGAAGCGCCGCACCATGAATGGTCACGGGGGCAACCAATGAGCATCGACTCGGTCGATCTCACGGCGGCCGGATCGCATGTCGCGGTGGTGCAGACGCTTGAGACCCTTCGCATTTGCGGCTGTCGGGCCGAGGCCATCGCGGTGGCACGCGGCGCGATGAATGGCATCGCCGAATGGCTGACCGCCAATCTCGGCCGGGACGCGGCGATGGCTGCGTTCCAGCGCAAGGCAGATTCGATCATCGCGGCTTCGACCGCACCAGGAGGATTCAATGGCGACCAAGCGGAAGGCTTCAAGGAGCGGCGGCACGCGTAGCAGCAAAGCGAAACCATCGGCGCGTCCGCGCGTTGCGCGTCCCGGCGACAACACGCTTGAAGGCAAGGCGCAGCCGTTCCTCAAGCGCATCGAGACGAAGCTGGACGATCTGGACTCGAAGCGCGGCGCGTACATGGCGGCCTGCAAGGTCGTGCGCGAGGACATCAAAGAAATCTACGGTGAGTCTAAAGACCACGGCATCCCGGTGAAGGCGCTCAAGGCGCTGGTCGAGTACCGCGTCTTGGAGAAGCGGCAGGCGAAGCTCGCCGCTTCGTTCGATGACATCGATGAGTCCGCCGCCTACTCGCAGCTTGTCTCGACGCTCGGCCCGCTCGGCTTCGCAGCGGCGCAGCGCGCCGGTTATCTCCCGACCAACAACAGCGGCAGCGATGACGAGGAGCGCGACGTGCGCCCGCGCCACATGCGCCAGCCCGAGGCGACGACTAGCGAGCCTGCGCCACGCGCCGACGAGGCCGAGCTTGCTCGCCTCGGCCGTGGCCATGACGGCGATCCGCCCACCGCGCCCGAGCCGCCGCTTGCGCACTGATTCAGAAGGCCGCTCCGACCGAAGCCCCCGAAACCTATCGGAGCGGGAAACGCCGACGACCAAAAAACACCCTGTCGGAAATCCGACACTACGGGGCGAACCGTGCAGCGCATCGTGTTTCCCGAAGGTGGTCGCGTGCTCGCCCTCGATCCGGCGAGCACCACCGGCTTTGCCTATGGTGCGCCTGACGCGGACGCGCCTGAGATCGGCAGCGTAAAATTCTCCAGAGAGCATGATGTGCGGGCCGACGTGTTCGGCCGCGCGGTGGCGTGGTGGCGGATGCGAATGCAGACACGCCAACCACATTTGTTGGTGATCGAGCCGCCGATCCCGCCGGGCGACCTGTGGGGCAAGTCGAACTACGACTCGACCGTCATCCTGCACGGCCTCTACGCGATCTTCATCGGCTTGGCGATGGAATGGCCGATGCCGGTGATCGAAGCGCCGACGCGGACGTGGCGCAAATATTTTCTCGGCATGGGCAACCTGCGGCGCGACGAGGCCAAGCTCGCCGCCAAGCGCATGTGCCGCCGCCTCAAGTGGGGCGATCCCGAAAAGTTGGACGACAACGCCGCTGACGCTGCGGGCATGTGGGCCTGGGGCTGCTCGCAAGTCGAGCCAAAGTTGGTTCGACGTATCGAGCCGCTGTTCAATGTCGGGGGAGCGCAATGATCGACGTTGTGCTCAATGAAATCGAGTTGATGGTCGCTTCCCACGTCGGCTGCATGCGTCGCGTGTCTTCGATCAAGAGCGGTTACGACAAGTACAAGCACGCCCCGATCAGCAATTGGCAGACCGACATCGATGGCGCGTGCGCCGAATGTGCTGTGGCGAAGGCGCTCGGCATCTATTGGACGCCGGGCGTGCGCACGTTCAAAGCGCCCGACGTGGGCGTATATCAGGTGCGCTCGACGGAATATTTTGAAGGCCACCTGATCATCAGACCGAACGACAGGAAGGATCACGAGACATTCGTGCTCGTCATCTGCAGTGACGTCCCGGTTTTTCACATCATCGGTTCATGTCTGTGCGGCTATGCCAAGCAGGCTCACTTCTGGCGCGAGGACAAGAACGGATGGTGGGTGCCGCAGTGTGAATTGCTCGAATTCACAATCGAACCGCAGCCGCAACGGCAAGAGGCAGCAGAATGACCCGCCTCGTCCTGCCGCAGCGCCGCCCAACGTTCACGCTCGACATGTGCGACGAGGCGGGCCGTCCGGACCTCACTGTCGCGTACTCGATTTTCGAGCCGCCCGATGCGCCGCCGCCGTACAGCGTGGCCGAGGTGTTTCTCACCTCGCGCAAGATCGGATCGAGCTTTGAGGCCATTGCGCGCGACGCCGCGATCCTGATGTCGCTGGCGCTGCAGCACGGCTGTCCGCTCGACACGATCCGGCATGCGCTCACCCGCAACGCGGATGGCACGGCGCAAAGCCTGATGGGCCGGGTGGTGGATCGTATCAGCGAGGAGTCACGCGAATGATGAAGGTCGGCAAATGTCACGCACCTTTGGCCAATGGCAGCGATTGCCATGTCTGCCGGATTGCTCAGGCGCTCATCGCGGCCGAGCTTGCCTCGAACAACAAGGGGCCGCTCGACGCCAAGCGATGCGTTGAGGCTTTGACGGAAGTGCTCGCACGCTTCCTGTCCGAAGCAAACGAATTCGAGACGTGGGGATTTCTCACCGATCTCTATGGCATGAGCCGCCACTATCGCGATGAAGACGATCCGCTTGCACATCCGATGGGGCACGCATGATCCGCACAGTTGAAATCCATACGCCGCAGGAAGTTGACGCGATGGTCGAAAAATTACGCTCGCAGCTTCCGCGCTTGCTACGCGAACAGATCGTCAGGCCGTTTTGCATCGAGGATGACCTGAGAACGCTGGCGTACAACACACTGACTGACGAGAAGTGGCGATGATCGAAAACGGACCATTCGCTGGTCTGCAGCGCGAACGCTACGGCGTGATCCTGGCCGATCCGCCGTGGAAATTCGAGACGTGGGGATCGCAAGCAAATTCACCGACTGACGCCAATCGCTACTACGCGACGATGAGCATTGCGGAGATTGCCGCGCTTCCGATTGGCGACCTCGCTGCTCGCGATTGCGTGCTCCTGGTCTGGATCGTCTGGCCGACGATGCATCGCGCGCTCAACGTCATCGACTGCTGGGGCTTCACCTATAAGACGTGTGCGTTCGCGTGGATGAAGGCCAACGGCTCGCAGCTTCAGATGTTCGATGACGATGTGCCGGTGCAGATCGGCAACGGCTATTGGACGCGGGCCAACTCCGAGGTGTGTCTGCTTGCGACGCGCGGAAGTCCCAAGCGTCTGAACGCGGACGTGCGCCAGGGCATCATCGAGCCGCGTCGCGAGCACAGCCGCAAGCCCGACTGCATCCACGAGCGCATCGAGCGGCTGGTCGCTGGCCCCTACGTCGAACTGTTCGCGCGGCAGCGGCGACCCGGCTGGGATTGCTGGGGCAACGAGGTGGATAAATTCAACGAGCGAAGGGTGACCGCATGACCGACCATTTGACCCGCTGCGGCGTGCCGTTTGGCCCGATCAAGCTGCGCATCTTCGACCTGATCGTGACCCAGCCGGGCATCACCACGCGCGAGATCGCACGCACCATGTTCCCGTTACGCGAGGAGCATTCCGCACACGACAACGTTCGCACGCATATCCACCAGATCAATGTCGCGCTCGCCAACACGAGCTTCAGCATCAAGGGAAAATCCGGCAAGGGCTTCCGCTTGGTCTTCAAGACTGCGGTTGCTGCGTGAGGTTCACATGAAAACCGGCGACACCGAGCACATCGATCCTGCCGGGCTGACAGCCTGGTTTTCCGAAGCGCAGCCCGGCGCGCGGCTCATCTATGCACGCGGCAATCTCGCGCGTGATCGTGGGACTGCGTTCTGCACCTACCCGGCCACGACGCTCGACGTCGTCGCGCGGCAAGTGCGGAACTGGGAGCACAAGGGCTTTGCGTTCCTGCTGCAGCGGCGCATACGCGACCAGCGGTACGCCTACATCGTCGTGCGTGCGCACGCGAAACGCAAGGAGATCGGGGACGAACGTGCAGAGCTTTCAGTGCGGCTGGGGGCAATGGCGGACGATGCTGCATGACACCGGAACGCACCAAGAATGATATCGAGGATGCATTGCAGTGCATCTCGCCAGATTGTTCGCAGGACGTTTGGTGGCGTGTCGCCGCTGCGATCTACGACGCTTTGGGCGACGAAGGTTTCGATCTTTTCGATGCGTGGTCGGCGACGGCGCGCAAGCCGGGCATGTATCCAGGTCGCCGGGCATGTTGGCGCAAGTGGGTGAACACCCGCAAATATTCCAAACGGTGGGGCAACTACAATAGCGACACGCGGCGACCGATTACGGTCGGGACACTGTTCTTCTATGCCGAGACGGGAGGCCGGTAATGATCTATCGCGGCCGATCCGATCTACGCGCGCATGGCCTCGAAATGTATCTCACGCTGCCGTGCGCCTGCCCTGGTCCTTGGTATCGGATCGTTGCGAAGCGGCAGGCAAATGGCATCGAACGATTCCAGCTTCAATGTATGGACTGCGATCATCTCTGTGGCGGTTCGATTGCGCTCGCGAAGCTTTCCAAGGATGTGCAGCGCGCCGCTTCACGCATCGATGTCGGTAACCCCGCGCAGGCGTGCGCACGGTGTGGTGAAGCCGAGGCTGAGCTTCATCACTGGGCACCGTTTGCGGTGTTCAATGATTTTGACCAATGGCCGACGTCCTGGTTATGCCGCAAGTGTCATTGGACGTGGCACACCCGGATGAACGGCTACCGGTGGGCACCTCCGTCAGGAGTGCGCGGGCCATGACCGATCCCCGCCCCGCTCCGCTAGTCCCTCCCGAGGTCGATTTGCGCGACTTCGGGTTCATGCCGTTAGAGGGTGACCGGCTGCGCAAAAGTCGCACTTGGTTGCGTGCTGCAACCGACCCATGGGTGGCTTACGCGTGCATCAATTTGTGGATCGAGGCATGGCACCAAGTGCCCGCCGGATCGCTGCCCGGCGACCGGGTAGCTGTCGGCCGGATGTCGGGTAGCACCCCGAAGGTCTGGCGTCGCATTGCCGATCAGGTGCTCGATGGTTGGATCGGTCCATGTACCGATGGGCGTTACTATCATCCGGTCGTATGCGAGAAGGCGCTTGATGCTTGGGAACGAAAAAGGAAACAGCGACAACGCACTAAGGCGGCGACGGATGCCGCAGCCGAACGCCGTCGCCAAGAGCGGCGCACATCCGTAACGGACGACAGCAGAATGGACGTAACGGACAACGTAACGGATCAAAGGAACCATCCGTTACGGAATCCAAGGGACAGGGACAGAGACAGTAAGGGAAAAGAAGACTCCCTCTTCCCCTCCGGGGAAGAGGGCGAAACGCATTCTTCGCCCTTGAGGGGCGAAGCGAAAGAATCCGTAACGGACGTTTCACATGAAACGCAGGTCTATCGCCGAGGGAAAGAAATCCTCGGCGACAATACCGCCGCCCTGATCAAAAAACTCGTCAATGCCACCAACGGCGACTGGGCTGAAGCCCTCACAATCATCGAGATGGCCGCGAAGAAGGAAAACCCGCGCGAGTACATCGGTGGCGCAATCGTAAAACGAAAACCAACCAGCAAAATGGACGAAGGCTATGGCGACTGGGCGCTGTGACAGCGCACATGAGGCACTGCAAAAACTGCACATCGTTGTGCCACGTCAAAACGTCGGCGCGTATCTCACGATATGCCCGCAATGCTCGCATCTGCGGCGCAAAAAACGCAATCGCTGCCTGTCGGTGAAGATCACCACCGATGCGGTGCTCTACCACTGCTTCCACTGCGACTGGAAAGGAGCCGAGTTCTATGGACAGCAAAGTGCTCGGCATGAAGGCCGCCGAGGCTTTCGAAACCCGCGGGATCAGTTGCGAGACGGCCGCGCGGTTCGAAATCTATACCGCTAGATCGGTGCAAAATTCGAACGGCAGACGCGAAGTCGTGCCCGATCCAGACGGCAACATCATCGTCTTTCCAACTATCGAGCACGGTACCACCGTCGCCGAAAAATATCGCCGCATGCCGTGGGAAATCGAGGACGGCCGACCGCGCTTCTGGCAACGTGAAGGCGGACGCCGCACATTCTGGAATTCCGACGTCTTGGACGATCCCGCACTCACCGATGGCAGGATGCCGCTCGTCATCACCGAAGGCGAAGTCGATGGATTGACCGCAATCGAAAGCGGCTGGCCACTCACCGTCTCAGTGCCGGATGGCGCACCACCCGTGCCCGAAGGCCGTAAGCCTGACGATCTTGACCCTCTCGATCCCGAAGCTGAGCGAACGAGCAAATTTCAGTTCATCTGGAATAATCGCGACCGCCTCAAGCCGATCAAACGATTCATCATCGCCAGCGACGACGACGAACCCGGCCAACGTCTCGCCGCCGAACTCGTGCGCCGATTGTCGGCAGCACGCTGCCTGTACGTGACGTATCCGGAAGAGCCAAGAGTTCTCGGCAAGAACGGCAAGCTGCGCCCGTGCAAAGACCTCAACGAAGTCTGTATGCATTTCGGATTAGAGGCCGTGCGCGATGTGCTCAATAACGCCAAGCCATACCCAGTGCGCGGACTCTATCGGCTGTTCGACTATCCCGATCTGCCGCCGCTCGTCACCTACAAGACCGGCCTCGGAATGCTTGACCACAACCTCACGATCTTTCCCGGCGAGTTCATGGTAGTCACCGGGATTCCAGGCCACGGCAAAAGCACTTGGGTACTCAACATCGCGCGACAAATGTCCGACAAGCACGAATGGCGCACCGCGATCTACTCGCCGGAAATGTCGATCATCCCCCACCTCCGCGACAAGCTGCGCCGCATCAAGCTCGGGCGTAGACCGTTCTACCTCGATCTCAACGAAATCGCCCGCGTCGATGGCTGGATCAACGATTGGTTTCTATTCATCGATGACGATCCAGCAGGCAACGATCTCGATACAGACCTCACGCTCGATTGGATTCTCGACCGTGCAACCGACGCAGTGTTGCGTGATGGCATACGCCTACTGATCATCGATCCCTGGAACGAGGTCGAACACGCGAGACGCAAGGACGAATCAACCGGGGAATATATCGGCCGGGCGATCCGCATGCTGCGTCGATGGGGAAAACAATACGGTGTCGCCGTCATCGTCGTCGCACACCCAACCAAAGACGTCGGCAAGGACGGCAAGTCGCGACCACCGACGCTGTACGACATCGATGGGTCCGCGCACTGGTACAACAAGCCCGACCATGGCGTCGTGATCTACACCGACGAGCCAAACACCGCGACCGCGTACATCCGCAAAGTTCGGTTCGATGACTCAGGCTCAAAAGGCCACATCAAATTTCGCTTCGACGTCGAAGCCTGCGCCTACAAATCCCTGGATGACTGAATGACGAAGCACACACAGCGCCGACCTCGCCAGCGCAAAGCCAAGCCGCAACGCGTCCACGATCTGCGACCGCTCTACGGCCCGATCCCAGGCCAGCCGCAGATGGCTGCGCTTACCATCGAAGAACCGGGTGGCCTGCTCTCGACCGACCAAGCCACCCGCGAGATCGGGCAGCGACGCGACGGGCTGCTCGCCCATCCACGCGGTGAACACGAATGGGTGCCACCGATGCGGCCCACCATCATCGTCGCCCAAACCATTCGCGGCGATCCGCTCGGCAAGATGTTCGCTCGCCATCAGATCAATCCGGTGCGCTACGCCGCTGGCCGCAGCTACCAGGAACTCCACACCGTCAGCCAAGTCGGCCGCATCGCTGCCACCGATCCATCCCGCCCCTACGTGCAGGGTGGCCGCTTCGCCGAACTCATCACGGATCGCCAACGCCGGGCTGCTCGCCGCCTGCGGATGATCGATGCTGCGATTCTGAAATATCTCGGCTCGCTCGGGCTGTTCGTCGTCCGCACCGTCCTGATCGACTGCAAGCCGCTCGCAGCCGCAGCAGACCGCACAAAAACCGACAAATGGACGCGCGGCTTCCTGTTCTCGGCAAGCCTGACCATGATTGCGATCAAGCTCGGCATGGCCACCGTGGGCCTGGAACGCGAGGACACCGAAGCCAAAGCCGAGGCCGACCGCGCCAGGGCCAACCACGAGCGCCAGCAGGCACAACGGGTAGTGGGACCATCGTCCAAGGTTCGATCATCTTGACGGATGGGATGAAATGAGCGTATTAAAAAAATCAGATTCGCGGAATCCGGGTTTTCTCCTTCCCTGGGTTTTCGTTGGTCACCCCGCAAACGATGCACGCCGCCTCGGCTTTCCGCCCTGGCGGCGTTTGCTTTTGGGGAGCTTCCTCCCATGATCGAGATCGTCTTCAGCATCAAAGCGCCGCGCTTCACTGCAGGCGTTGTCACGCGTGACAACCGGGTGATCGCCGCTGCACCCATCGTGCGCAGGCTGATCGGCATGACCGATCAACAGGTCGCCGAGCAATGTCGCGCCAACGGCTGGACGCTCGAACACAGTGCGCCTGTCGTCAGCGATGACTGAGCCGCTGCAGCCACCCATTGCGCTCAAGGACTGGCGCAAGAACTGGTACGGCACCTCAATCTGGCAGCGACGTCGCACCCTGCAGCTACAGCAGCATCCCCTTTGCGCCATGTGCTTGGCACAGGGCGTCACCACGCTTGCTACCGTAGCTGACCACGTCGAGTCGCATGGTGGTGACTGGAATAAGTTTCGCCTCGGCAAGCTGCAGTCTGTCTGCAAGCCCTGCCATGACAGACACAAGCGTGTGCTCGATGAGCGTGGCTACACATGCGATGTGGACAATGATGGCTGGCCTACGGACCCACGCCATCCAGCCAATCGTACTGCATAAGGAACGCCACCATGCACGTCTACGTCACATGCAATACGACGAAGGTGACCAAACGAATATTGAAGATGACGCGTCGTCTTCGGCACATCAAGCAAGTCGAAGTCGGCACGATGTTGAGCGATTGGCAAACACAAGACATGCATCGCCATCGTCCTGGTACAAAACGATATAGAGGTCTAGGCAAAGCACTCACACTCGTGCGTCCGCATTCGTTGTACGAGATGGAGCACAGCAAAGCGTATGGGCGCAAGCTCACACGCATCGCCAAGCGGTCATCCCGATCCAAGCGCAAGAGAGACTACGTGCTGCCGACAAGTTACCTTCTAGCGTCCCAGCGTCCCATCTTGCGTGAGGTACTGCAGGACAAGCTCATAGGGCGCTTCCAAACGTTGAGAGACAGCATTCGTTGGTGAAAGGTGGGGGGTAGGTGCCGCACTCCCGTCCTCGCGATTGATGACTGATCCGAAAAGCATCCCCACATTCGACACGCGCCGCTCTCTCCATGCCGATCATCGGCACAGGCTCAGCAAAGGCAGGGGGGGGAGTGCCAAAAATTTTTGGATCGCCATTAGTCGCGGCGCGCCCGCAGTCATTTTTTAGCGCCCGCGAAATTGGCTTATGCCCCAATGGGTTTGGCGATCTGCCCGGCCGCACAAAGGCCGAGAGTCTGGCCAACGTTGGTTTGAGGTTAAGTGGTTGGCGCGCTGCCGGTTAGGATGCGGGCACGTTAACGCCGATCAGGCGTGACTCCTGTCCAGGTTGGACAAGGGTCGAATCGGGAACGAAGGCAGGACAGGCTGGGAGAGGTGCAGGTTAAAAGCCCTGCAGAGCTTGCTGGCGCGCTCGTGGGTGCGACTTTGGGGCGGCCCGCTGGGACCATGGCCCGGCGGGTCGTCGCCGCTGAGCGGCCGAGGGAAAAGGGATGAAGCTGGCAATCGAGTATCGGCAGGCTGAGGCGCTCAAGCCCGATCCGCGTAATGCGCGGCTGCATTCGGACGCACAGATAGATCAGATCGCGACGTCCATTCGCCGGTTCGGGTTCGTCAACCCGGTGCTGGTGCGCGAGGGCGGCGAGATCATCGCGGGCGAAGGGCGCTGGCGAGCGGCACGCAAGCTCGGGCTGGCCGAGGTGCCGGTGATTGAGCTTCGCGATCTGACCGAGACGCAGTGCCGGGCGCTGGCGCTGGCCGACAACCGGATCGCGCTCAACGCGTCATGGGATGCCGAGCTACTGGCGCACGAGATTGGCGCGATGATCGCGAGCGGCGAGAAGGCGAGCGATCTGGGCTTCGACGTCAAGGAGATCGACGCGCTGATGCATCCTGATGTCGCGACGGTCGAACAGGTCAAGGTCGGCGCGCTGGAAGACCGGTTCTGGATCGCGGTGCGCGGGCCGCTGAAGGATCAGGCGCAGGCGCTGCACCGGCTGCGACAGGTGATGGCGGACTTCCCGGCCATCGAGGTCGAGCTAGGTACGACCGGGTACGAGGAGTGAGACAATGCGCAGATGCGCAGGGGCGGCTATCGGATTGTCTTTCTCGATGTCGGCACTCGCCCGCCGCTCGTGTTTGTCCCCGACCGCCTGATGTTTCTCGCCAGCACGCGGGCCGCCAAGATCAAGAACGCGCAGGCGAGCAAGCCCGCCAAGGTCGAGATCAGGCGCAACGTGCTCGACGCGCTCGGGCGCGACGTCGCGGTGTTCGATGCGTTCGCGGGTGCGGGCGAGATGTATCGCAACGTCTGGCACGAGGCTCGCGCGTGCGTCGGCTGCGACCTCGACTGGCATCGCGACGAACGCGTGGCCTACGTCGCCGACAATCGCCGGGTGATGCGCTGCATCGATCTCGGCGCGTTCGCGGTCTTCGATCTCGACGCACACGGGTCGCCGTGGGAGCAAGCGACGATCCTGGCGGCGCGGCGCAAGGCGGCACCGGGCGAGCGCATCGGCCTCGTGCTGACCGACGGCTCGGGCCTCGACGTGAAGCGGGGCAACCTCTCCTACGCTTTGGCGCATCTTGTCGGGATGCCGCGCCACGTCACCGGCGCGATCCGCTGGCACGACGAGATCATCACGCGGGCGATCAACGAGGTGGCGCGGCGGATGGGGTGCGAGATTGAGACGCGCTGGCAGGCTGGCAAGGGCAAGGGCGCGGCGGTGGTCTACGTCGGCGTGGTCCTGCGCGGGCGCTAGTGCTGCTGCACGAACACGCGCCATAAGATCGCAACGGTCATCGCAAGGTTGAAGCCGATCATCCACTTCACCAGCAAAAGATCAGCGCGAATCTCGGCGATCCTGTTTTCGAAAGCCGCCACTTCCTCGGCAGCTTCGCGCGCAAGATCATCGGATGCATTCGCCGCGCGCAGTGCCGCGTACAGCTTGCCCATCATGATTGCCATTTTCATTTTTCCTCGAACCGATAGAGCCGCCCGTCGCGATCCCTGCAGACCCAGTTGTGCGCGTTCGCTCCCATGCTGAGATATTCCATCCCGTGGGTAGCGCAGACGGCCTGCTGGGCGGGACGCGTCACCATGAAGTAGTTGGCGAACAGCATTCCGAGTCCGAAGAGGGTGAGGGCCGCCACGCCGAGGACAAGAGCCGTTCCATACGTCATTCTAGTGCCCCGTCAGCCTGACCAGCGCGAGCATGGTGCCGACGTTGACGAGCCACGATGACACGACCAAGCCGATGATCCATTTCAGGATGTCATTTTGGCTTCCGGTGATGACGCTGCGCACGTCGGCGATGGCCGCGCGCAACTCGTCCTTGGTCGCTAGCGCCGCGAGATCATCCTTGGTCGCGAGCACCGTCAGATCAGGCAGGCCCGCCGCTTGGTTCACCGCGTCGGCGACGGCTTCGGCCTGATCCTGCGTGAAGCCGTGCTGCCGCAGATCACGGGCGATGGCGAGGGTGTCGAAGCGCGGGTTCATGGCTGCACAAACTTCATGAACGCGGCACCGGCCGCAAACAGTGCTGCCCCAGCGGTCAGTAAACTAACCGCAATCGGCAAAATGAGCACCCACGGCGCGTAGCGGATTTCCTGCCGCTTGCGGTCATGATCCGCATTGATGCGCTTTGTGTCGGCGTAGATGCGCTCGTGGTCGGCGAGCATCTGATCGATGTGGGCGATCTTCTCGCGAACATCGAGTTCGACATGCGATTCGGCCGTGGTCATGCATCGAATCCTTTGTGATCGGATCGTAGCACACCGAAGTGGAAAAAACCACCAGCGGTGAGAGCACTGGACCGTCCCCGCTCGCGGTTGTTGACCTCCTCTAGGCTCTCCGCAAGTCGCCGGGGCGGGCCGCGCACTCTTCAGGGTTTGGCGGCTGCGGCCACCGGCACGGGCGTGACAAGCTCCCACTTGTAGCCTGCCGCTTCCATGCACGAGAAGAACAGTTTCTGATTGGTGATCATCGTTCCGTAGCTGGACCCGCCGTAGCCGTTCACGTAGCTGCCGGTCTGCGGCTGCTGTGCCTGTTGAAGGCAGGCATAGCGTTCCTTCAGGAACATCTCTTCGGTAGCGCCCGCTTTCACCCAGTGCATCGGCGGCGGCGGTGCCGTCGCGCAGCCCGCCATGGTCGCCAGTAAGGCCAGCGGAAGCGCCCGCAACACTCTCATTTTGGTCATCCCCCGTTTCTTGGTTGAGATGGTTTTATCCATCGATCAGCCAATGGTCAACGGCAAGCCGCTGGCACCATGGCCAAGAGTTGGGTCATCTCTCGGCACTGGGCACAAAAAAAGGGGCGGCCCGCGAAGGCCGCCCCGATCCTCTGGTCACGACCCCTGCCTCGGCTGTCTCGGGCAGGGGTAAGCCTTGCGCAGCCCGGCGAACGCCGTGACCGACGCCGGGGCCTCAAGCTTTAGCGACGAGTAACCGCGCGCACCGCCCGCCTCTTCGCGCGTGAAGGCGATTACCTCGTTGGCACCGATCTGCAATGGCATGCAAATGCCAGCGAAGCTGACGTACTGCGAGGTTGGGTCATACGTCGCGAGCGCAAGCGCGCGATAGGCATCGGCGATGGCCGCCGCGTAGAAGCTGCAAGCGACCTGATGATAATCGACAGGGCTGTCGCAGTGAGCAAGGAATGCGCTCGTGGTGAAGTAGTCGGCCGCGCGAGCTTGCCCGGTCGCTAGAGTAGCGACGGCCAGGATGGTGGCCGCCAGAGACTTGATCGTGTTCATGGTGGTGGGTGACTCCTTTAGCGTGCGTCTTCGACGCGACAGTTGGCGCTTGCGCCTGCGTCTTTGACCGTGATCATCACTTCGCCATAGACGGTGGCACCAGCGCCGACATTTTCCAGTGTGGTAAAATCGACCGCAAGCGGCCGTTTGTTGGCGTCGAGCAGCGCGCATTGAACCTTGATACTTTTGTAAGGGCGCGGCCCATTGATGAGCGTGAATGTCGTGTTCTGATAGTTGCCCGTGTTGCTGTAGGTGCGTCCCACCGTCACTTTGATGGCATCGTCGGAATCGGCGCTGGCGTTCTGTCCGCTTGCGGCGAGCGCAGCGGCGAGCACGATGGTTGCGAGTATGGTCTTCATGGTCGGTGACTCCTTCATGGGTTTAGGCGCGCAGCGTGCGCACCCGCTCTTCGTACTCTGGCAAGAACGCCGTGTGGATCGCGATGGCGAAATGCGCGCGGTCGCCCGCGTCGTTGAACAGGGCGGTGGGCGGGATCAGGTCGGCCGAGATTTTGTTGGCCTTGCCCTCGTCCACCATCGCTTGCGCGACGATGGCGTCGATCTGGCTGAAGATCGAATAGATTTCGGTTTGCTTTTTCATGGTGGTGACTCCTATCCTTCGGGGCTGGTTGGTAGATGGTCACTGCTCTTTCACGAAGTAGCAGGTGCCGGGACGAATGCTGCAGATCGTATCGCAGCTTTGCTCCTTCCTCTTGAGCAGTTGTGATGCGTAGGTGACGCCGTCCTTGAAGTCGTGGGAGTTGCCAGACCGGTTGCCTTCAACGTGTTTGATCTTACGGACAGCGTCGCCATCGACCTGCATGGCAGGACATTCCTGTGCGATGCCATAGGCGACACCCTTGAGAAACATCACGCTGCGCCCGTCAGCACTGGCCGGAAGCGGGGCCAGCGCCGTTAGACACAACGCTGCTAGGATTGTTCGTCTCATGTTTTTACCCTTCGTAGTCGTCTTGATGAAGATCATAGAGCGTCGTCAGTTCGATCCGAGCGCGACGGCAAGTTGCGCCTATCTCCCCTCCTTCGCTTTTCGGCATCATCTCGATTGCTTCTTTTTCGCGAGCTTCGAGCCAGCGGATCGTAGCCAGAACGGCGTCTTCGGGCATTTCGCTCACGTCGATCATTGGGTGACTCCTTCGTTGGATTTCAGTCGAGTTCGGATTCGTCGCACGCGTCGTAGGCGTCTGGCGCGGGCACGATGGGTTCAAGGCCGTTGGCGATGCGCTGCGGGTTAACCCGCTCGACGCACTCGCGGCAGATCGGCTCGCGGTTGCCATTGATCGGAATGCTCGGCACGCGAACCGGATTGTACGAGAACAATTGTCCGCAATCGATGCAGTGGCTGGTACAGAGAACGTAGGCCATCAGGGTGACTCCAGTGCTTTCGCCAACGCCTCGGTGGCTTCCTCTTGTGACGCGTAGCTGGTGCCGACGTCGAAGGCGCGATACTGCGTTTCGGGCAGCGTTCGGCTCAACGCGACGAATGACCAGTCACGGTCCACGTTGTCTATCAGCACGATGCCAAGCAGCGGGCCGCATTGAAACCAAGCCCGCTCGGTTGTCAGACCGAGCGGCGGATTCGGTCATGAGGTGACTCCTTTCAGTGATGCTGCGGGACGCGCAGTGCGTTGGGATAGTTCGGCGGCAGGTAGCCTTGCAGGTCGCGCTTGATGTAGTGGCGCGCACCGACACGATTGAGCACGTC